ATGCCACCGCCGCAGAGCAGGCCAAGACCGATGCACAGACGGCAGCACAGCAGGCTGGGGCATCTGCCGGTGCTGCTTCCACAAGCGCTGCCAATGCTGGTCAAAGTGCCCAGGAAGCTGCTGACAGCTTGCAGGAGCTCAAAGACGGCATCGCAAACGGAAACTTCAAAGGCGAGCCCGGCAATGACGGGAAATCTCCAGTTGTAACTGTAACTGACATCGAAAATGGCCATCGTATCAGCATCACTGACAAAGATGGTACAAAAACAATTGATGTCTTAAATGGTCAAGCTGGCAAAGATGGTACACAAATTGATGATGCCACCGTGGGGCTCGACGCCTGGAGCAGCAAGCACATCATTGACACCCTCTGTCCGCCGCTGGAGGAGGCCGGGAACCCGGCGCAGTTCCGCCCGGTGGCGGGATATCCGCTGGGATGTAAGGTGAGCTGGGAGCCGACGCAGGAAGGCACAGGTGACCCATCACCTGACAACATCCGACCTATCCACGGCAGAGACGGCGTGACGGTCGAACGGTGCGGGGAGAATTTGCTGAATATCGCTCCGTTTACCAAGCTGACAGAACAAGGCATCACTTATGAGTATGTAGCCAACGGCGGAATACATATTTCCGGCACCGCACTGACTAGTGTGACTAGCCCGATGTTTTCGGTTTGGTATCTGCCGCCCGGGAAATACTACGGGGCAGATTCGGGTGAAGGAATTGGCACTAGTATTGTGGTGCATAGAAATGGGAGAAACGTTTGGCTAAACGCCAAAGGCACTTTTGCGATTTTGGCTGGGGACGTAATTAAGTTTTGGTGCTTAAGTGTGAATAGCGGCAAAACCGTTGACAAGACGTTATATCCGTATATTGTCCCCGGCACCGCCGCCCCCACCACCTACACACCTTACACCGGCCAAACCGCAACCCTGACCCTGCCCCACACCATCTACGGAGGCGAGGTGGATGCGGTGAGGGGGAGCGGTGAGAAAGCGTGGAACGAAATTGCACTTATCGATACATATGGTTGGTACGCATCAACGAACCAATATAGAACTTTTTACTGCGTTAATATCAAAAATATAACACGGACCACCGTCGAAGATAGTGGATATGCTAAAAACTGGAAATGCACTCATTTCAAAAGCGAAGCGTATTCTTATTCTCAAAGCGGAGACAGGGATAATACAGTGTCTTTTCAGAGCAATAGAGAAACGCTAGCTGTTTGTTTCCCCGGAAGCATAGATGAGCTTAAATCCTACCTCGCCGCCCAGTACGCCGCCGGAACCCCTGTCCAAATCGCCTACAAGCTGGCAGAGCCTGTTCCTTTTACTGCCACAGGCGCACAGCCAATCCCTGCTTTGAGCGGCGTGAACACGGTCCTGACCGACGCAGACAGCGTGGCGGTGACCGGCAGGGCGGACCCCATCAAACGCATTATTGATTTGGAAGCAGCGGTTGCTTCTATCAACTGAAAGGAGTAATAAAATGGCTATCAAGAGTAAAGCACGGCACGATTTAACCCTGCGCTCCATCAAGCGGGAAATCGCCGCAGGACGCGATGTTGCGTTCTGGCTGGATAAAGCATACATGCACTACGACAACGGACTGCTGACAGAGGATGACATCGCAGAGGTGGAAGCCCTTGCCCAGGCGTACTACGATGCACTGGACGCTGAGGATGCGGCGAACGCCGAGGAAATTACGCAGTAAGGAGGATATCATGGCAAGCACTACATACGAGCATTTTGTTGACATCAACAAAATGTCCGCCGCACAAGAGCAATTTCGGCACATCACGAAAATGGTGACAAAATGTCACCGGTTCGCCGTGCTTGTCGATATGGTGCGCAACGCGGGGCAGCTGCCGCAGCCTTTTTGGCTCGGTGCTGCCTGTGGCGGCGGCTCGTGTAGTGCTGCCCGCTGCACTGCAAGGACTTGACCGACAGCAGATGACCGCCGCCATCAAAAACGCACCGCTTGGGAGGGTAGACCGTAAGATAGCCTTACTGCGGTACGTTGAGCGGCTCCCGCTGCCGGACATTGCAGCACAGACACATTACAGCCGGACGGCGATAAGCTACCGGCTGAAAGGCATTGAAAAAATGCTGAATGCGTGATATAATATTTGTACCGTCCGAAGTAGCGTACACACACTTCGGAGAAATGTGTACAGAGAGCCAGCGGAAGAACGTTTACCCGCTGGCTTTTCTTTTTGCACGAATTGTGGTATAATAATCTCAACAAATCCTCCCGGCCTCTCGGAGAAGCGCATTAGGGTGGATATTTGCCAGCTAGCCCAGTGCTTTATCTGGGAATGAAAAAAGCGGTTGCCAGATAGGTGCCGGCCAGTCTCCCGCCCGCCTACTTGCAGTGCGTACCATGTGAGAGACGCATAAAACCCCCGGTGTTCCGTTTGGAGCATCGGGGGTCTTTCTATTTTTTCTCTTTTTTGATTTCTTCGAGACGTCTTGCAAGCTCTTCTTCCCATCCCTCATGTTCTTTTAGAAATGGGGCGTATATCAGCTCTTCAGCTGCTTTGCGGGCCGCAACGGCTTCCTCGATTGTATCATGGGTTCCAAGATATGTCTTGTGTCCTTTAAAGCAAATTACAGCGCGGTAACGATTTTTGTCTTTGAAAACGCCACTGTGCCCTGTGGTCGAGTTTTGATTAACCTTCCCGCTAAGACGCGACTTTACAGATACAAGGCTTGATCCATCCACATCCGCTTCACGATGAATCGTATCAGAGGCGAGCTTGACGTTATTGGTACACTTCTTACATTTTGAAATTTTTTTCACTTGAAACAGACGCATATCAGACTTTCTGCCACAAACAGGGCACAATGCGGTACAAAAGAGGTCATTCCCTTTGACAGACGGATTTTTATAAACGTCAATAATTTTCCATCCATTGATGACCTGGCCGATGTACTGCTCCTTTCTTTTTTTCAAAAATTCCTGACTGCGCTGCCCTGCCATGCGGCGATTTGCACAAGCCTGACAGCTTGTGCTTTTTCCGTTTTTAAGGGACTGCCTATATACATCTCTCACGGTGCCGCATTCGCAGCGGCATTTTACATAGCCGCTCTTTTCGGATGTACCTATCACAATCCAGCTCCCAAAAGTTTGACCCGTCAAATCTTTTGCTACCATACCGGAATCCCCATCAAATCAGCCCATAGTGCTCTGCCAACAAAAAGCGGAGATACACAGGGCACGCACGCTTCTCGCTGCACCAGTCCTGCACAGTGCGAAGCGGGATGCCCACCTGCTTTGCAAAACCGGTCTGCGACAGGCCAGTACAGGCCACCATCTCTCGCACGTTCATGCGGGAAACATCCCAGAGATGGGACAAGCGGACGGTCTCGGCGTCCAGATCAAGGTGCCCTTCAAAATCGTCCGAGATGCTGAGGGTGACGTTACCGAGAAAAACTTCTTTCGGCTGCTTGGCAGCCATGCCAAAAAGTTCTGCATTGCTGTACATGGTTGACTTCCTTTCTTTCAGATGGTAATATATTTGCGCACCTCCATGGTGCGTCTTTCACAAAATCCCCTGTCAGATGTTGCGAGCATCCGGCAGGGGATTTTTTTATTTACAGGTTGATCCAGTCCTCGTACTCCTTGAGTGTCTCAACATACTGTGGGTAGAGGCGGCGGATGATGACGTCCTTCTCCATGTCATCCAGATCGCCCTGCATAAGAGCTTCGGACTGCTCTTTAGTCAGCTCCATATCTGCGGTGATTGTCCACTCGGCGTCATCCTTGCTATGCACAAGGGCTCCGTCTGCATCAATGTGAGCGTAGATCGTCCAGACGATTTCGCCGTCCTCGCAATCCATGGTCTTGTATTCGTCAGGCTCCACCTCGGTGCCGTTCTCCATGACCTTTGCGGCGAACTCTTCAGCGTTAAGGATCTTCATATTTTTTTACCTCCATGTTGTTGTGTGCTTGTGTCTTTCACTGTCTTTAGTGTACACGCGTTGCGTGCAATTGTCAAGACTTTTTTGAAAATTTTATACGCGTTGCGTGCAAATGCTTAAGCGCTCATACGGCCCTTTTCCGTGTGGGCGCTTTTCTTTTTTTGTCCTTCGTTGTACCTTCGTTGTCTTTCGTTTTCTGCCGATGCGGTACACTGGATGCACAAGGAGGGATGTATTATGAGCTATTATCCGGCACCCGGAGCGCCCTACGTTCCGCAGCAGCCTGTCAATCCTTACGGTGGCATGGACACAGTTGGGCTTGCCACTCCCCTACCGAACACGCAGATGCAACAGGCACAGCCGCAGCGTCCGCAGCCGATGAATGGGCAGCAGCCTGTTCAGCAGTCGGCACAGGACGGCGGTTGGCTGCTTGGCAGACCTGTTTCCAGCAGGGAAGAATTTTTGGCAATTCCATCTGATATGTACGGAAGATGGACGTATTGCCCGGATTTGCGTAGTGGGGTCATCTACTGCAAACGTCTGAATCCAAACACTTGTGAATCTGACGTGTTAGAGTTTTACTGCCCGGAAGCATGGCGGCAGATGCAAGCACAACAGGTACAGCAGACTGCTGCACCGACACAGCAATATGTGCCTATTGAACAGTACAATGCCCTCGTGCATCGGCTGGATGAACTGGAAAAGTGGCAGAAGAGCTTCTCTAAGCCCTCTGCCACCGCAAAGAAAGGAGAATAAGCGATGCCCTCTCCATTTGACATGATTACTCACAGCCCTATCATGCAGCTTGCAAATCTTGCTCGTGCCGGACAAAATCCGATGGGGCTTATCCAGCAGCTGGGTGGGCAGAGCGCACCATTTATGCGCGGTTTGACCCTAATACAAGGGAAAAACGAAAAGCAGCTTCGCACAATAGCGGAAAACCTTTCAAAAGAATATCACATCGACCTTAACCAATTGGCGGGTTCTTTGAACCTGACGCTACCCCGATAACGCACCCTCTAAGCGAAACGCTTCTCAGTTTTGCGGACTTGACAAAAACCGCTTTTGTTTGGCTTCGCCCATCGCACACGGCGGTGGGATAGCATAACGCAAAACTGAAAGGAGTTTTGTTATGGACGATTTTGCAACTGGCTATCTGGCTGGGCAGGACGGCGGCAATAACAACGGCGGATTCTTCGGCAACGAAGGTCTGTGGGCGGTTATTATCCTCGCCATCATCTTCGGCTGGGGCACGAACGGCTATGGTCGGAACGGCGGCGACAATGGCATGAACGCCTACATCCCCTATCTGGTCGGCACTGGCGCAACTGGGCAGGGCGGTAACGACACCCGCGCGGCTCTGTCTGAGGGCTTCTACCAGCAGGACACTTCCCGCTCTCTGGCGGGCATCCAGAGCGGTATCTGCTCTCTGGGCTATGACCAGCTGGCGCAGATCAACGGCATCAACGCCAACATCGCGAACGGCTTTGCGGGCGTGAACAGTGCCATCTGTCAGCTTGGCTACCAGAACGCACAGCTCGTGAACGGCCTGGAACGTAGCGTGTCCAACGGTGACAACGCCATCAACCTTGCCATCATGCAGGAGGGCAACGCACGACAGGCAGGTCAGACCGCACTTGCCACGCAGCTGGCATCTTGCTGCTGCGAGAACAAGCAGCTCATCGGCGACCTGAAGTACACCATCGCAACGGAGGACTGCGCTACCCGTCAGGCTATCGCAGACAACGCCCGCGCCATCGTGGACAACTGCAACGCCAACTTCCGCAGCATGATGGACTACTTCACGCAGGACAAGATCGCAACTCTGACCGCTGAGAACCAGAGCTTAAAGTTCGCGGCTTCTCAGGATCGTCAGAATGCGCTTCTGACCACCGTGATGTCCCAGCAGACTGATACCATCTTGAACCGGGTCAATCCTCGTCCGATTCCCGCTTATCAGGTGGCAAATCCCAACGTTGGCGTGAACTGCTGCGGCTGCTGCTAACCCAAACACTCCCCGATAACACCGGGTGAACCATCGGGGCAGGGGTAAGACACCTCTGCCCCTGATTTTTTAGGAGGAAAACATTATGGCTTGCAAAACAAGCTGCAAACTCTGCCCGCATCTGGTGCTGAGCCAGTCCGTTACGTTTGACAATGATACGCTGACCATTAACATTCCTGCTGGCGCATACCAGAACGGAGAGAAGTATTGCATCGTGGTTGCCCAGAGCATCCCGGACACGGCCACCATCAACGCCCCTGTGGTCATTACCATTGGCGCAGGAACTACGGCATACCCTCTGACCGACTGCAACTGCGCTCAGGCAACCGCCGAGAGCATCCACACTCGCACCCGCTACGCTACCCGCGTTGCAACGTCTGCGACCGGCACCGGCACGTTCAAATATCTTGGCTGCTTCTGCCGTTCCCACGCTGGTGCGCCCGCGTCCATTTCTTGAGGAGGTATAGATTATGGGCAAGACTAATTTTCGCCGCATGATGATGCTCCGTGACCACGACAAAAACCGTGAGCCGGAACGTGACCGCCTTGAGGAAGAGCGTGACCGCAGGGAGCGTGAGATGGAACGCCGTCTGCGTAAGCTGGAAGGCGGCAACGACCGCTATCCCTACTATCCGCAGGAGGAGAACCGCTACATCGACCCCTACCCTATCCCCCGCTATCCTGACGTAGAGAATGGGCGCAGAATGCCGCAAATCGGCTTCTCGCAGAACGGAGACTGGGACAAGCGGTCTGGACAGTACGAACGTGGCGGCGCAGACAGCCGCTCCATCAAGATGCCGCGCCAGCACCTCACCCACGATGAAGCAGAGGAATGGTGTGACAGCATGGTGAACGCTGACGGCACGAAAGGCTGTCACTGGACGCTGGAACAGACGCAGGACGTTGCGAAACAGCGCAATATCAACTGTGACCCGAACGATTTCTGGGCTGTTATGAACATGATGTACTCGGATTATTGTCAGGTCGCAAAGCGCCAGTCCGTTGACACTCCGGGCTTCTACGCTGACATGGCAAAGGCGTTCCTTGAGGACGCAGATGCCGCAGATGGCAAGGCGTATCTCTACTGGGATTGCATTGCTGATAAGTAAATGAGAACCCCTGTGCGGTCGTAGCGGCTACACAGGGGTTCTTCTATTTTAACTTTAGAACTTAGTTTTTATCGGACTCCGCTAACTGAAGTTCCTCCAACGAAAACGAAAGTCTTCCACCTCCGCAAGAAGTATCAAACTCAACAATGGCAGTATCTCCATCGATTTCATCGATAATGCCTTCGCACCAATCTTCAGCGTAAACTTTATCTCCAACTTTCATAACTACTCACTCCTTAAATCTCAGCTTTTATTGTTATTTCGAATAATGTGATGGAGCGTCTTTTGTATAGTACAATTCCATATCTGCCTTGTACGCATCGAGTTGTCTTTTGCTATCTACAAGCGTGTTAAAGCTAAATCCCGCTGCAAAAGATACGGCAATGGACAAAATCAAGTGCGCTGCAACCCATTTACCAGCAAAGATAAACGGAATCTGAACTGCTACAGCAAAGGCATCGAACAAAAGAACGTAAACTCCGTGTTTGACCATTTTCTGTAAACGGCTAATGCTTTCTTCGTAAAATTCTTTCGACTTCATCATACGTCAATCCTCCAAGAAGTCCTCTTGATTCAGAACTTGATTTACAATTCGTTCTGTACATTCTTTGATAACCGTAGATGCGGGGACGTGATCTTCATAAGCTATGTTTTCATATTGCGCTCCTGCATATTCAAAGAACCTTTTAGAAAGTATTTCTGCATCCGCACGGCACAACGGCTTTAATTCGTATTGCAACGGAAATCTTCTTGTAAGTGCAGGGTCAAGCCTATCAAATCGGTTTGTCGTTCCAATAATAATGACATTGTTCGGCAATCTATCCATTTCCTGCATAATCGCAATAACAACACGGTTCATTTCTCCAACGTCATCTTTTTGCCCACGAGCCATTCCGACCGCATCTATTTCATCAAAACAAAGAACGCAAGGAGCAGTTCTCACATAATCGAAAATTCTTGCAAGGTTAGATTGTGTTTGCCCTAAGTGTGAATCAACTAGACTTGAAAATTGAATCCTCAAAAACGGAAGTTTCGCTTTATGTGCGATATACCTAGCCAGCATGGTTTTTCCGCATCCGCTTTGCCCATAAAGCATCAATGCTGGCAAATAAGGAATGCCCATCTCGTTCAATTTTTCAGATGCTCGATAAATAGCAACGATTTTCTGCGTTATACTTTTTTCTTCGTTTCTAAGAAGGAATCTTGCTTCTGGAAATTCTTCTGTATCCTCTGCAATCAAAAGATGCTGTAAGTTATATGGCAATTCAATAAATTCTCTTTTGCTTTCCAACTTGCGAAACATATTTTCTTTGAACTGCTCATCTTTTTTGGATGATATAGAATTCAAAATGATTTTAACGGCTTTTTGCGCGTTTCGCATATCGCCATCGCAAACAAATCGAATAAGGCTTCGTTCACTATCATTCATCCAAGAAATCCTCCAACTCAATCTTTCCTTCTGCCGCCGCAGCCGCCAGAGCGTACACGAACTGCCCAATCGTCATTCCGTGTCGCCGTGCTTCACGGTTGATGTACTTGCGTTCTTCCTCGCTCATAAGGATGGTAATGCGCTTGGAACGCTTGCCATCGCCGTTTGCAACGCCTTGATGCGATTCCGGCATCGGGATTTTTTTCTTTGTCAAGCCAGCTTCTGCTAGTGCGCCGGGAACATCACCTTGTTCGATAAGACGTTGAACTTCTTTCGCCTGTTTCAGCTTCTTTGGCTTGCTTTCGCTTACTACGGCCTTGTTCGGCTGTGTTTCGCTGTCTTTGGCTTGCTTCGGCTTAATACTGCTTAACTGTGCTTCATTAGGCTGTGCATGGCTGTCTGTGGCTTCACTTGGCTTAATTGGTGCTTGTTCGGCTTCGCTCGGCTTTGCTTGGCTTACTTCTTCTTCCTTTGGCTCACTTCGGCTTAATGGCTGTTCCGAAAAAATAGGCTGGAAATCAAAGCCACCAAGCAGACCAGAGGATTTTTTGCTGGTTGATTTCATTCTTCTTCCTCCCAATCTTCATCAAGGTCAGGAACGGTCGGCAACGGCATCCAGTGAGTTATATTATGCGGCTTTCCGTTTTTGTCCCGCCATTCCTTAGAATCTTCTTCATAGCCTACAATTTCTACATCATATTCGTCTTTGCTAAACCCGATAACGTATGGGTTTAGTTCATCTGGCATTTCATCTTCTGATTTCGCCCATTGATTATTTGCAAGTTCTTTCTGCCACTTTTTGCAATACTTTTCAGCTAGATACCACTGAGAATGAAACGCCATTTCTTTCTCTTTATCGGAAAGGTCATTAAATGAAAAACCAAAATTGATAACGTAGACTTGCTCCGTATCATCAACACAAGTTGCATTCAAAAGATGTGGGTACAAATCGCTCATTTTTCTTCCCCCTCCACAATCATCTGCGCCAACGTCTTAAAGTCCTCTGCGCTGGTGCTCTTTGCCGTGTCGCCGCTAAACAAGCTGTGTCGCTCTGCCTGAGCCTTACGAACGCCCATAGACGGTCTAATCTTCACGTCCAGCAGGGTTGTTCCCATGCTCTGTGCAATCACAGGGAGCTGCTCCACAACCTCTTTGGACAAGTTCTCCCGGCTCTTGTACTGGTTCAGAAGCAGACCTTCAATCTTCAAAGTCGGATTGAAGTATCTGCGAACATCGCCGATTGTCTGCGAAAGCTGGCTCAAACCAGCCAGTGCGTATCGGTCTGCTGTGATGGGCACGATAATGCTGTTGGCGGCGATCAGCGCGTTCACAAGCGCAAGGCCAAGCTGCGGGGGAGTGTCCAGCACAATGTAATCGTACCGGCTAGACACGCTTTCAAGGGCTTCTCGCAGCCGAAAGTTCTTGCCCATGTCCCGGACAAGCTGCTCGTCAATGTCCTTCAATGCGTTATCGGACGGCAGAATGTCACCAGCTTCACAGTGCTGGATTCCTTCTTCTACCGTACCTTGCCGGGTCATCACGTCAAACAGGGTACATACGTCCTCTGTCTGTGCGCCGTAGGTGTCCGTTGCGTTGCACTGGGCATCGCAGTCCACCAGCAGAACTTTCTTGCCAAGCAACTGTAACGCACCAGCCAGACAGGTGCTTGTTGTGGTCTTTCCTGTGCCGCCCTTCTGGTTGGCGACAGCTATAATTTTTGCCATTTTTATTTGCTCCAATCCACAAAATATCCGTTATACTTAAATTCTTTTGCCGCTTTGCCAGCTTCGATTAAAATCTGCCCTACCTTAATGGCTTCATCAGGTTCTTTTTCGCTGCATCCACGCGGAGAAACAATCAAATGAATCGGACTTATCACGCCATCGCCGCGATGAAAAAACATAACCACTTCATTATCAAAATTTTTATTTAGTTCGAGTTCCGCTTTATTCAGAACGGAGTATGGAACTTTTGCCATTTTATCACTCTTTCTTTATTCGCATATCGGCATTTCTGCCCACGCTTCCACTCTTGCAATAAAGCAAGCACACGAAGAAATGTTCAACCTCTGAAACGATGTGTTTACAAACTCGCCTTTTTCAATAAACGCTGCGACTGTGTTTGTTGCCGTTATAGATTCATCTTTCAGATAGGCCGTTTTTACCGAACACAAGAACCGACCTTTCGTTCTTTCAATGATTTCTGGTGTTGGCATCCCATCATTTTTAACGGAATACCACACAATTTCCTGCTTCTTCATACCGCTCCTCTCTGCTTTATCTGCCCACTGTGCTCATTCTGCATAATGTGCTGTATCTGACTACTTTTGCAATGCGTCAATCTCATAGAAAGCCGGAAGATACTCTTCAATCGCACCGTCTTTCTTCAAGCTACCAATCAGATACCGCTTCGGGTAATCAGGCCAAGGGTCACGGTTGGCTGAAAGAATATCTGCACACGCAGCCTTTACAATGTCGTAGACTGCATCTCTCCGCTTTGGTAGCTTGATAGATGGATGCTCTTCCATCATCTTTACCTCAACTACCTTCGCAACCTCGATACACTCTTGAACCGACAGCGCATCGCACACAGACCAGTCGTACCCTTCGTATCCGCTTGTGCTGGGCTTTCTGGCTGCTTTTTTGATTTCCGGCTTGGAATTAGTCGTCTCACAATCAACCTCGCTAGAATCGGCATCTATGACGGGCTGCTTGGATTTGTACCCAAATCGGAACTCAACCGCTACGACCTTTCGCCCTGTGCAAATCTTCTCAAAGTCAACGACGATGTCTGAAACATTGCTGATCTCTTCCACTGCTGGTTCAAGAACTCTGCGGCGTAAAGCCCGGAAGTCGTCATAACTTGCGTTGTTTGCTCCCAAGTGGTCACGCAGCTGCTTCAGCCCAATCTTGTTCGATGTCAAAGATCGATTCATCCAATCCCGAATCATGCTGTACATCAGAATAGATGCTTGCTGTTTCATCCCAATCGTATAGCGCAGACGGTATTTGACATAGCCGCTTCTTGCAATGTCGAAAAACACAGGTCGCAAGTCAGGATTACAGTTGATTGAAACGTCATAGGACAAGGATTCTCGATTGAACTTAACCTCTGCCTTTGTGAACAGCGGATACATCACATATTCTGTTCCATCTGCATTCAACGGCACTGAAACCACGTTCCCTAAGAAGTGCTTAACCTGTGATTTAAGGTTCTTCGAGTTGAGTTTTAAATCCAACAACTTGCAATATTCAGCCAGCGTAAACGAAACGTTAGAACTTTCCGGGTCTCTCGGATTGATACGGCTCAGATAGACCTCAAGTAGCCGAAGCTCGCCTGCTGTGTAGTCTGTAAACTTCGCCCAAACCAATGCCTTGCTCTTTTCGACAAGGTTGTTTCCTGTCAATTCTGGCATTGCATCACCTCATTTCTTCTACCCTATTATACCACTGTATCGTGCACACGTCAATGATTCTGTACACAATTATTTTTTCAACAATCGACTTCCACATTCTGTACACTATACTCCACTTTTTGTACACGATACTCTCCACTTCTTGTACACGTTCTTCCACATTCTGTACACAATGCTCCACTTTTTGTACACGTTCTTACTATATATATAAACAAGAGATAAACAAGAGATAAATAATAATCATCAAATAGTGACGACGATACATTTTCAACAATTTCTTCTCTTCAACGGGCAGATTGTGGAAAACGACAACTTCTTTTGCTGAATAAAAAACGTCCATCAAGCCCTACAATCTACCTGACGGTTCTATCGTGTACAGAAAATGGAGTGCAATCACACCAATAGGGGACGAATTGACAAGTCACGCTTTGGTAAACAAAAATTTCACGTAAGTTCGTTAATTACATCCGCAAAAATCCACCATTTACGATTTTATGGGGGACAAAATGACAACCTAAAACTATATTTATAACAGGCCTATTGTGTACAAAAAGTGGAGCACGTCCCCCTGTATACCGCAAAAACTGCGATAATTCGACAATCATCCAGTTATATTATTTGGATTCACGGTATAGGAATCATTGGACTTCATAGCAGCTTCCGTTCCAGCGTCTTGCGCCTGATAGAGAATCTCCATCTTTGGGGCGGTTCCGTTCGGGTCTGGGTCTGTTCCGGTGGCCTGTGCCATCTCATAGCTACCAGACACCATCCGGCAGACAGCGACCCTATCCTTCAACGGCGTGTGGAGGTTTGCCAAAATTTCTGTCAACACGCCGATGTGGTCTGAGCCGTGATCTCCGTACCTGATATACAGCAAGGCATCTATCTCATAGGAGGAGCACTCCATCATAGCATCTATGAGAATCCGCCGTTTCTCCAGATCGGAAAGGCCGTCTTCCAAGTGTTCCAGCAGCCCTGGGTGAATGCAAGCGTCCATGTATCGAGCCACCGATACGCCGCAGCAGGTGAACCAGCGCATAGCCATCGGCAGGGAGATGGCTGCCAGACCTTGCTCCCAATTGGCGACCGTGCCACGATTCACGCCCATTTTTGCCGCCAATTTCTGCTGGCTCAAGCCGGAACGCATTCGAGCTATCTCTAATGCTTTGGCTGTTCTTACTAAATACTCATCCATAAATTCTCACCCTTTCAACAAAATCCAGCAAAACTGCCGGATTCGACAAGCCAAAAAATGGAAAAAGCTGCTATGGAGAACCAACAGCAGCCTGTGTTATAACTGTATTGTCAAAAAATTCCAAAGAGGAGTGGAACAAAAATGAAAGAAACTGCAATCTGGAACCATGAACGTATGCCGATTATCGACGGAATGCCTGCCAGTGTTCCCGATGGGAAGCCGCACACACCTGAACCGTGGGAGGAAAGCTAATGAACCGAACCGTAGATGCTCTGATTATCCCATACGCTCGCAGACGGACGCTGGAGCTTGTCCTGAGCCTTTCTGGGTACGAAGCTGATAAAGATGCTTACCTCGAAGCAAAAGGCATCCTGGAACGTGCCGTAGCCGCCTTAGATGATGGACGCGACCCGGCAGACAGCATCGAACGCATTGACGGACAGCTCGTAGAGCTGTGATTGGAGGAAAGATGGATAGGCGTTGTCCCTTTTGACTTAAACACTCGTGGCTTCCCTGATGTGAAGTAATGGATGTGAAGAAAACGTTCGATTTTTACAAAGTTGTTCAAAAGACATTGACTTTACAACTAGAAGATGTATAATCGTATCAAATGAACATCTGCACTTACCGATCGGGAGGATATGCCACAATGAGTGAACAGGAAAGAGCCAAGATCGACCGATTTATTGCATGGCTGCTGGAACATCCTGAAAAGATTCCCGCAGCTGAACAAGCACTAGACCTGGAATAACAGAAAATCCCTTGCGCAGAGCTACACCAGCCCGGCACAAGGGATTTTTTTATTTTACCGGGCATGAACGTTACATCTTCTCAATCAGGTTCATCAGCGCTTCACGCTGCTCCTTCGGCATAGATTCAAGTTTTCTTCTAATCCGCTCCACTGCTGCATCAACTTCACTTTGCGGCTGCTGGGGCGGGTTTTCTTTTTGGTTGCCAGTAAGAAGATAGTCTACTGATACGTTGAAATAAGATGCAATCTTAGAAAGAACCTCTGTGGACAGGCTTTTGGTTCTTCCAGCTTTCAATTCAGAAAGAAAACTGCGGCGAATCCCAATGTTACTGCAAAGAGTTCCGTCTTTGATGCCCTCTTTTTCACAGAGTGCATGGATGTTGCTGTACAAGTCCGACATAAGAACACTCCCATATTTGTGCAAGTATACAAATGCACAGAATTTTGTACAAAAGAGTTGACTTGTACAGATACTTGTACTATAATACAGACATAGACAGTACAGAACATTGTACAATATAAACTCTCTACACCCTTATATTAGTACAGTTTTCCGTACTTGTCAATAGATTTTAGCAAATGGAGGTGGAATTTTGAAAGAAAACTTCCGTTCTGGCTTTGAGCTGGAAGTGAAGATGAAGCTGTTGCAGCGAGGTATGAAGCAAACGGAACTGATTCAGGCGGTTCAAAGCGATACTGGATTGTTCCTTGATGATTCGTACCTCTACAAGATTCTTCGTGGCGAGCGAAAGCCGGAGAAGATTATCCAGAGCATCTGCAAGATTCTTGAAATCGAGCAGAAGGAGGACTGAACATGGAGCAGATTATCACCTTAAAGGTAGACCTTGAATACCCGGAAGAAGCCAAGTTTGCCATTGACGCTGCTGCCAAGACCTACTCGGATTTCAAGCGTGAGCAGACGACAAGGCGCTTTGTGGAAAATGGTTGCACACCGGAAGATGCAGAGAAAATCGCAAAGTTCATCCAGTTTCTTGACCAGTGTTTTTCTGAACACAATGAAAGAGCCTTAAGAAAGGCAAGTGAAGTGGATGGAAATTAAGTACTGTGAGCGTTGCGGCCTGTATCTTGGCGTTGTCAGACCGACAAAAAAGTACTGTTCAGAATGCAAGCGCAAGGTTGACAAAGAGCGTGACAGGAAGCGCAAGAAGGCAGCGTACAAACCGGAAAAGACATTTCCGTCCATCGGAGAAGTACAAGCCCTTGCGGACAAGCTGGGAAAACATTACGGCGAGGTATCGCAGATGCTTGCAACAGGGGAGTTGACCTTATGAACGGTGAGTACTACGGAAAGCGGGAAATCCGCTGGCACAGCCGGGAGAAAGAACGGCTGGAACACATCCAACGCAAGCGAAGGATGTCAAACGATGAAGAAAGCAATAAGCAACTTCAACAAAAGCAGTCCGTGACAGAAGCGCTGGCAAGAGCGTGAACCTTTAAGACTGGAACATATCGAAAAAGAAAGAGCGAACAAAAATGAAAAAAATCAAAGTAAGAATTACATTCATCGAAGCAGTTCTCGGCACTTGGCCTAGCAACCAGAACATCGCGCGAGAGTTCATCGCCAGCAAGTCCCCTGATGCAAACACCATCGAGGACGAAGTTGCCGCTCTGGGCGCTGATGCTGTGGCAGATAAAGGCATGACCGTGTTCCCTCGCAACGAGAACGGCGAACCCATACTGTATGACTACCAGATCAAGGGCTTCTTCAAGGATTCCTGTGGGATGCTGGGGCGTATTGGTGGCAAGACCGAAACTGGCAAGAAGAAGGCCGTGAACGAAAGCGGCAAGCTGACGGCTTACAAGAAGGTCATTGATGGGCTGATTTTCGTTCAGCCCCGCATGATTCCCATTCATGTGAACGGCGAGATTACTGAGTGCCAGCGCCCGCTTCGCGCCCAGACCGCGCAGGGCGAGCGCGTCAGCCTTGCCAACAGTGAGCAGATTCCCGCTGGTTCGACCTGCGAGTTTGAAATCGTTCTTCTGGACGATTCTCACGAGAAGGTCGTGCGTGAGTGGTTGGACTACGGCAAGCTCCGGGGCCTGGGCCAGTGGCGCAACAGTGGCAAAGGCCGCTTCACCTACGAGATTCTCGGCTAACCGCGAGGGCATGGCTTAGCCGCGGCGCGCGTCGCCCGGCAAAGGCATAGTGACGATTGGCTCAGAAATGCTAAGGAAATGCCTAGATACGAAGCGACTTGAGCGGCAATGGCTATGGATGCAAGGCGTAGCTTTGATAAGCAACGGCAAGGCGAAACATCGACGTGAGCAGCGGGGGCGTTGAGAGGCGGTGCATCGCAAAGGCTAAGAGATGCGATGAGTGGAATTGATAAGCGGAGGCGAGGCAGCGCGAGGAAAAGCAATGAAAAGCGAAGGAATTGCGTAGATAGGTGTTGCAGTGGCAAAGTATGGCATAGACGTGATTTGCAATGGCGAAAAAAATAAACGAAAGGAGATAGAAATGAAAGCATTGGTAGAAATCATTATGATATGGGGCACTGTTCTTGCGGTGGTGTTGGCGGTGTTCCTTTTGAACCTGTGGCTGGTACATCTGGTTGAACTGCTGGTCGGCACAAAAGGCACATGGGGAATCATCGTAGCGGCTGCCGTGATGGCAACTGTGTGGATTTTTAATTTTGGAAGCAAAAAGGAGAACCAATGAAAACTTTGAAAGGAATGGCGCTGTCCATGCTTGGTCTGGTCGCGGCTATCGTAGCAGTTGGCTGCGGTGATGCGATTCAAGGATGCCAGACCACAGCGCAGATGCTTGGCTGGGTGTTCGTGTCCTGCGGGCTTCTTGCAACGGCTATCTTGCTGTGTGCGTTGGCAGTCAGCGCTGAGGAAGACGAACGCAGCGAGCAAGAATGCCGCAAAATCAAGCGTGTGGCCCATCACACCAGCGAGTGGAGGGATGCACGATGAAATGCCCGATGTGCGGTAGCGACAACATTACAACGATTGACAGCCGGTCAGACCATGACAGCATAGTTCGCAGGAAAAAGTGCCTTGCCTGTAACCATCGGTGGTCTACCATCGAAATTGACAAAGACCAGTGGTACAGCGCATTGCAAATCAAAGAGGAACGTAAGAGAGGGAGACCAAAAGATGATTAACCTTGACAGATTCGGCGGTGTGAACGAGCCAGAGGACGGCGTGTATTTCCTAACCCGTGAGCAGGAAGCAGAGGCCAAAGAAGTTGACCGTCTGGCTGAAATCAAGGACTTGCAGTCTGAAATCGAGGACAGGGAAGCGGAGTTGAAAGACCTCCGCGCACAGTTGGCAGAACTGATGGCTGGTTGATTTTGTACAGCCGAGTTAAGCCAAAGTAAGAACAATGAAGCCTAATGAAGCCGAAGAAAGGAAAGAAAATGAGCAAATACAAGAAAGAAATTAAGCACTGCGAAAAGTGCAATAAGCCTTTTTCAGTGTTCCCGAACAGCACCGAAACGCTCTGCGCGAAATGCAAGGAAGCAGTGATTGAAGATACGTTGCGAAAGAACGGTTATGCGCCGAAGCATAGATTCGTAAGAAGTGTCATGGATTCTGTTTCGGAACAGCATGCTATTACAGAAACTGAATTTAGGGCATCGTGCGATTCTAAGACAAGCGTTCAGAAGACCTGTCGTGACTGCGGCAAGACTTTTGAAATCACCCGCGCAGAGCGCATTTTCTTTGAATCGCATAACATGGCACTGCCCAAGCGTTGCCCGGCTTGCCGTAAAGCGAGGAAAGAAGCGAGGAAGGAGAACAACTGATGGACAACAGCAAAATCCATGAAGCTTTGATGGCTGTTCAGTCAGAGCTGAAAGCCCCGAAGGGACAGATGAACAAGTTCGGTGGATACAAGTACCGCTCTTGCGAGGATATCCTCGAAGCGGTCAAGCCCATCTTGAAAGCGCACGGTCTCGTGCTGAGGCTTTCCGATAAGCCTGTTATCGTTGACAGTTGGCACTACATCGAAGCCACTGCAACAGTTGAATCGCAGGATGGTGCCACTTACACGGTGACTGCATACGCTCGTGAGCCTGAATTTAAGAAGGGCATGGACGATTCGCAGATTACCGGCACTGCAAGTAGTTACGCCAGAAAGTACGCTCTGAACGGCCTATTCTGCATTGACGATACGAAGGACGCTGACACGGACGAGTACCAGAAGCAGACCACAACTAGGGCAAACAAGCCTGCGCAGAAGCAAACGGAAGCGGAAACCATCCCACCATGCGCTTGCTGCGGAAAGCAGTTGCAGCCTGTTCAGTACAATAACCGCACCGTATCGCCGCTGGAAACCGCAAGAAGCACGAAGAAACGCTTTGGGCGCGTCCTGTGTTGGGAATGCGCTCAGAAACAGCCGAAGGAGGGCTAAACAATGCTTAACTCTATTGCAATTCAGGGGCGTCTGGTTCACACGCCCGAAGCTAAGGTCACGAAGTCTGGCAAGGATGTTTGCACGTTCAGCATTGCTTGTGACCGTCAAAGTAGCGGTCAGAAGGAAACCGACTTCTTCAACTGCACCGCATTTGGTAATACGGCACTGTTCGTTTCCAAGTGGTTCCAGAAGGGTAGCCTTATTCTGGTGACTGGTAGCATCCAGACCCGGAAGTATACCGACAAGCAGGGGAACAACCGCACCGCAACGGAAATCATGGCGAACAAGGTTGACTTCTGCGGTGGCAAGTCTGACAGCAAACCCGCCGATCGGGCGCAGGATGCGCCGCAAAACTACTCTCAGGGCAACACGGATGATTTCTCTGTGATTGACGATGATGGTTCGTTGCCATTCTGATTGGAGATGCGCATGAATCAGGAAGAAAAAACGCATTGGACGCAAGATAAAATCTTGCTGTATGTGAAAGCCTGTATGTCTGCCACTGGTTTAACCAGAATGCCATCAAGAAGTGAATTGAGCGAGTATTACGGAAACGACAAGTTGACAAATGCAATTCGCCGTTTTCCGGGTGGCTATTACAAAATAGCTGAAATCCTCAATGTCGAAATGAAAGAAAGCGAAACGCAATTCGGAAAGTATGGCGAAGACCTTGCTACAAAACTGCTGGAAGAACATGGATTTGCGGTTGAGCGAATGTCAACTAGATACGCCTATGACCTTTATGTTAATGGAAGCGTTAAGGTTGATGTGAAAACGGCAAGGCCGAGCAAAGCAAATAAGAGTTTTTGCTATTCGTTTAACCTTGAAAAACGCTTTCCGACTTGTGATGTTTACTTTTTGATCGCAAAGAGCGAAGAAAAAGAAAGCATCTACATAGTTCCTGCATCTATCAACCAGACGCAGATTGGGCTTGGCACTGGAACGACCGTGTATAGCAAGTATCAAGACCGATATGACATTATCGCTGATATGAGCAAGGCTTTTGCTTCTGCAAAGTCTTGACCGCCTACCTTATATAAGAGCTGCGCTATCTGGCTGGACGGGCGTTTGGAAAGATGAAACACTTGGGCGACATTACAAAGATTCACGGCGACAAGATAGAGCCTGTGGACTGCATCACGTTCGGCAGTCCTTGTCAGGGCTTGTCTATGGCGGGAAAAAGGCTTGGATTTGACGACGACCGTTCCGTGCTGTTTTTGGATGCCGCAAGAATCATTAAGGAAATGAGGATAGCCACCAATGGAATGTATCCAACTTTCGCTGTTTGGGAAAACGTGCCCGGAGCGTTCAGCTCCAACGGAGGAGAAGATTTCAGAGCCGTGCTGGAAGAGCTTGCCCGCGTGGAACAACCAGACGTTTCAATTCCTCGACCTTCGGGTAGGGGGGGCAGATGGAGCAAAGCTGGAGCAATCGCCGGAAACGGATGGTCTCTGGCTTGGCGACAGCTCGATGCTCAATATTGGGGAGTTCCCCAACGCCGAAAGAGAATCGCTCTTGTCGTGGATTTTGGAGGACAACGTGCCGCAGAAATACTATTTGAGCGCACGAGCCTGTCAGGGAATCCTTGTGAGAGCATCCCGGCGTGGAAAACCTTTGCCCGAACTCCTGAAGCAAGCGTTGCTGGATATGATCGAATGGTGGAATCCGGGAACTCTATCACAGGTGATGCAGAAAGTGAAGGAACAGGAAGGTCTGGAGGAAAAGGAACTGGACGAGTATTGGAATCAGACCATCGAGAGACTTCGACTCGATGCACAGAACCCGTAGCCTACACTCTAAAAATCCGTTCTGGATGTGAGGGCGGCGGCAAAGGCGCACTGGTGCAAACCGAAAAGAGCGCAACGCTTTCTACACTGCAAGACCAGACGTTGTTTCAACCCGTTGTCTATGATGCTCGTGGAAACGGGGACGGCAAAGTTGTACCGACAATCACAGGCGACCACGAAAACAGAATCACAGACTACACGGCTATTGCAATCGAACGCAAGACCTTCAACGAGCAGTCTTTCAGCCACTACAAGGAAAGTGACAAGTGCTCAACCTTGAAAGCAAAATCTGGGAACATCGGCAATGGTAGCGAATGCCTGATTGCAGAGAAAGCCGTCCGTTGGATTGTTCGCCGTCTGACGCCTGTTGAATGCGAACGGTTACAGGGTTTTCCGAGCGGATGGACGGACATTGGTGATTGGACAGACAGTAAGGGCAAGAAACACAAATACGCTGACAGTCCAAGATACAAGGCTCTGGGTAACTCAATAGCCCTGCCGCAGTGGTTCTGGTTAGTGCAGAAGATGCGCCCTTACCTGAAAGAAAAGCCCACTTTGGGTAGCCTGTTCGATGGTCTGGGCGGTTTCCCTCTGGTCTGGCAAAGAGCATACGGAGAGGGAACTGCACGGTGGGCAAGCGAAATCGAAAGCTTCTGCGTAGCTGTAACAAAAAGGAGATTTGGCGAAGAATGATTACCTGTTGTCTCAACTGCACATCACGCCACCAAGCCTGCCACGACACTTGCGAGAAGTACAAGGCAGAGAAGAAAGACTTCGAGGAACGCAAGGCATTCGTGTATGAGCTGAACCACAGCCAGAGCGTGTACCACCGTGATTATGAGGACAAGCACCGAGAAAAAGGCAAGAAACGGTTTCTCGGAAGTGAATTTAGAGGTGAACGATAAATGGGAGCTTTTATTGCAAGACAACCTAATGGTCTGTTGTGCCGGTTTTCTTCGGTGGTCGATTGCATTACCGATTACAACATGACCGAAGAAGAATACATCGAAATGTGTGCAGAAAAAGCACGAAAAGAAGCACGAGATGTTCTTGACCATTATATGCAACCGTTTGAACTGGTGGACAAGCGATTCTACCCGAACAACATGACAGTGGAAGAACATAAGCGGATTATGAAGGAAATGGAAAAGCCCGCTGACAAAACAACTCATATTCCGTGAATTTAGAGGTGAACGAGGATGAAAATTCCAGCAGTGGTTAGACCCATTGATGCGACCAGCTTAAAAAGTATACTTGAATTTTCGCTATCTATCGGTCAGCTTAACACGGTTGGCGATGTGCTTAGTCTGATTGATAGCGAGCCTGAAATTGAAATTCCAAAGGGAAACCTGTTTTGGCGTGATGCAAAAAAAGAGCTTCCACCTAAAGACGGATTCTATATCGGAGTTTATGATTCGTGGTTTGAAAACTGCATCGCAACAAGGGAGTTCAAAGATGGCCGATGGGTAGACGAGGAAAGGCGAGGATTTATCAAGTTCTGGATGCCGATTCCTGAAATTCCGGGAGACAACGAATGAACATCGGCAAACAGTTTGAAGCAGATTTCAAGGCGTCCGTCCCATCCGATGCGTGGTGCTACCGCCTAAAAGACAGTGCTGCCACCTACTACGGCGGCAACGAAAACCTGTCTTTTTCCATCGACAACATCTGTGACTTCCTTGTGTACCGTTACCCGATGAACCACCTGTTTGAGCTGAAAACCATCGAAACGCCCTCTATCCCTCTGGAAAAGGTGCTCGGCAAGTACGACAAGGAAAAGTGCAAATACCGCAAGGAAAAGCACATCACTGACATGGTGGAAGCGATGGGGTACAGCGGTCAGACCGCCCATGTGATAGTCAATTACCGGGCGGTCAACCGCACCTTTGCAATCCCTGCCAGCAAGGTTCTAGCGTTCCGTTATAACGAAAGCCGGAAGAGCATCCCTTGGCAGTGGGCAGAACAAGAGGGAATAGAGGTCAAAGCGAAAAGGCTGCGTGTCCATTGGCGGTATGACGTGGACGGGCTGCTAAAAAGATTGGAGAACGAGAATGAGGTTCAATGATATTGAGGTTGCAATTTGCGACCGATGCGGCAAGTGCTTTTCGTGGCACGGCGAAACGAACGGAATCCGAAAAGTGAAAATCAAAGAACATGGCTATGAATGTTCGCCAGACAGGTCGTTCATTCTTTGCCCCTCTTGCATGGTAAAGCTGAACGACTGGCTGAAAGGAGAACAGAAGTGAGCAAGAAAGTCTCAGACATCCTGCCCAAGACGGAAATCTTGGCGCAGTTGGCAGAAGAAGCATCTGAACTGGCACAGGCCGCGTTGAAGTTGCGCCGTGCGTTGGATGGTACGAACCCGACACCGAAGAGCGTTGCAGAGTGCGAAGCAAATCTGACAGAAGAAATTGCAGATGTGACAAATGCGATTGATGCCCTGTTCGATTCTTGGTTTGGCGCAAACATCGAATCTGAAAGCGAATTTTGGGACGCAGAGCGTGAAATTGAGGACGCTAAACGCAAGCGTTGGCTCTCTCGCCTTGAAGCAAAGGAGCAGTCACATGAATGAGCGCAGAAACCGCCCATCGTCTGGCAAACAGGCAATGTCAGCTAACCTCCGCAAAATCGCACGGCAAAACCAGTTGTACGGATTTCGCATGGCTCTGGACGGAATTGCCGCCACATGGGGCGCACTGATCCAAAACATTCGGTGCGATGCAGACCTGACCGATGAACAGGTACAGAAAATCATCCGTATCGGTGACAGGTACTGGGAAATGGTCGGTAAGTTCAAAGAAGAGGATATGACCCCTGACGAGTTTGTAGATTACATCACGGCAAAGTCGGAACAGGTCGAAAAAGAGCTGAGAGAAAGGTGGAGCTGATAGATGGACGATTTGATGGAGGATAACAATGGCACTGTTGAATAGCGAAGAAGTTGACGATACGTTATCCATGATGATAAGCGATGATATTCGGAGAAACATAAAATTCTCTTGCAATTTGTGCGGAACGGATATAGATGTCCTCGACACTCGATTTGCAACGATAACAGTAAATAAAGTATGGAACAAAATTGTTCCTGAATGCCCGATTTGCGGGCGGAAAATGACTATTAACAGCTGGGGGATGTTCTGAAATGTTTGAGTTTGCAACTCGCTGGCTGGTCTGCCTAGTCCTGCTGGCGGTGGTAGTTCAGTCCGAACGGACAATCAAAAACATGGCAGACAACCTGTTTGAAGAACGACAGGCAATGCTCGTCTGGCTGTTCATCAACGTGTGTCTGGTCGTTTGTACGGCTGTTGTTATGGTGTGGAGGTAAAGACATGAACAGATATGACATTGAAAAGAGGATGAAAAGAAGTCGCAGAATGTTTGCGATTTTTAAGGGAATTGTGATTGCTTTTATTGCAATCGTTGCGGTTTCGTCTATCGTGCTTTCCATCTTTATGTATAAGGGCTTGTTTTCCGCAGACATCCCCGAATGGATGAAGTGGGCGTTTGTATTTCTTGGGAGGTAAAAATGGAAATTCGTGGAGAGCATAGCAAGAAGAGAGTTCGTTTTGATTCGCTCAAGGAGGGAGAGTCGTTTTACTACAACGGCGAACTTCTTATGAAGACAAGCGAGGTTACGGACAATTCCGGCTTTTACGGTGGCACTACATATAATTGCGTGTCGCTCCGTCACGGTAGGATTATGGAATGCCATGATGATGCGATGGTCGGCATTGCAAGGGTTCATATCGAAAAGGAGTACTGATGGACAACGAACTTTACTGCCCGATGAAGATGACCAGCAACCCGCTTGGTCGGTGCGTCTGCGAAAAAGAGAAGTGCGCTTGGTGGCGACAGTTGGACAACTGCTGTTCCATCTGGCAGATTGCATGGAAGTTGGACGGCATCGAAACAAAGATGAAGAGGTGAACGAGGATGAGACTTGTTGACACAGAGGATGTTATTGATGCATTGGGGAACATGGGAGAAGAAATCGACCTAAAAGAAGCCGAAGAATGGGTTGATACGGTTCCAACCGCTATGCAGTTGTGGACAAGTGTAAAAGATGCACAACCTATTGAAAATGGGGTTTATTTTGTTGTCTACGATTTTTGGTATTGGAGAAACTGCATTAGAACAATGCAGTTCAAAGATGGGAAATGGGTCGATGATGAATACCCGGTCAAGTTTTGGATGCCAATTCCTAGAATTCCAAAAGAGGATGAATAATGAACGAACTTAACGAAAAGTACGAAATTATTTACACAGACCCACCGTGGCCGCAGAAAAAAGGAAACGTCAGAAAATGCAGACCGAATCAAGGAAAAGAACTTGATTACAAAACTCTTTCGCTTGATGATTGCTTTTCCATTCAAGACGTTTTCTTTGAAAATACAGCAGACCGCCATAATGTGTTTATGTGGTGCATTGACAAGTTCTTGATGGAAGCGGAATGGCAAATGGCAAAGCGTGGCTACAAACTCCATGCGAGAATGGTTTGGGATAAAGAAAACGGCGTTGCTCCTGCTTTTACGGTTCGGTTCTCGCACGAATATCTCTTGTGGTTCTACAAGCCCGGAAAAATGCTGATGCCAAGAAAAGAAACGAGAGGTAAATACACAACGATACTTCGAGAGCCCGCTACATACCATAGTCATAAACCGCAATGCGCCTATAAAATGTTAGAGGATATGTTTCCGACAGCTAAAAAGATTGAACTGTTTGCAAGAAATCATCGTGATGGATGGGACGCTTTCGGAAATCAAATTGAGGAGGTCTGATACATGTCAACACCCCCGAAGCGTGGTCGTGGCAGACCGCCGCTGACCGAAGCTGAAAAGAAAAAGCGTGAGAAGCGGGCGCAAAAGGCGAAAGAAGAAGCCGCTGCGAAGCGTGAGAAAGAGCGTGAGAAGAAGAAACAGCAGATGCTTAATAAGCGGAAATCTATCCGCTCACAGGTGAGTAAAAAGGTGAAAGAACAACAGGAGTTAGCAATCACAAGGTCTAAAATGCTGAACACAGGCGATTTGCAGTCAAGAATCGGCGATGAAGAGGACAAGAAGGTCATCGGCATGATTGCAGCCAAGTATTTTGGCGACCTTCCGAGCGTGGACATGAACAACCCGATTGAAGTGCAGCAGCGTCTTGATTTCTTTTTTGACGCTTGCATCGAAGCCAGAATCTCCCCTGTGGTGGAATGGATTGCACTTGTGCTGGGCATCGAATGGGTGAGCCTGAAGCAGATTATGGCGGGCAAACGCCGTGATGATAGCTTGCAGCAGAAGTACATCTTGAAGCTGATTCTGCAAATGCAGTCTATGTGGGCGTACAACGGTATGTATGGTCAGGAGAACCCGGCAGAGTGGATTTTCCGAGCCAAAAACTACTTTGGTATGCGCGACAACGTGGAAGTCACCGTTGCGCCGCCTGAACAGCCGTTGGGTGATGCCCAAAGCGCAGAACAGTTGGCACAGAAGTACCAGACGGCTTTGCCTAAAGGAATTGACGTGGAATATAGAGAGGTGGCAAGCGATGGGAAATAGCTATTGGTAGTAAGCCAAAAAACGTGAAGGCGTCAATACACAGAAAAGAAGGAGGATATTGTGGACAAATTTTTGTGCATCAAGGATAACGGCTCATTTGAAAAAGGAGAAAATTATTTCGGGGAGGTTGAATTAGATGGTACTTTGGCGATAAATACGGATTTCTACGATGATGATTACGGAGAATGGCATTATCTTCCGTGCGGCAAATGGAAAGAATTCTTTAAACAAACGGAATCTTAATTTTTCACGGCGATAATATGACGAAATAAGGATCGTATCGAAGCATTGATGGCCAAGATGCAGAAGAAATTTGGCAAAAGGAGCAACTAATGCAGACTGACAGAGGAATCTACCACAAGCGAGTATGCGACCGCTGCGGAGCGGTTCTTGGCGGCAGGATGATGAACCCTGACGAATACTTCAAGGATTGGGCGTGGCGCAGGGACACGGGCGACTTGTGCCCGGAGTGCTATGCAGAGTATAAGCGAGTGATCGGACGGTTCAACAGAGGAAAGAGAGGGCAAAGAAGATGAAAAAAGTTTGTGTCTATAAATGCAAGCAATGTGATGCCATCTTAGATTCTGATGGATTTTTAATTTTGCCAGAGAACATTCTCGATGGAATTTTTGAATCAAAAGAAAAAGGATTTGTCTACAGACCGCCTATCAACGCATATAGAGCAGGGGACATAGTTATTCACAGATGCGACCCTGTAACAATTGGTGTCTGCGAGTTAATTGGCTGGAGGAAAATCGGATGAATTTTTACTGCACCACAGAACATTGCTCTTGCATGGGCATCAAGCAGTTCTCCGCTGGCAAGGCTATCCGATGCACAGCAGAATCCTGTGAGAACAAATCTGAGCCGTCCTGCGGCTCTTGCAAATGGTACGCAGAGCCAGAGGGCGTGTGCGTGAACGACCAGTCAGAACACGTTGCAGACTTCGTATGGGACGAACGTGGATGCAAGGAATGGGAGAAAAGAGAAAATGACAACTAAAGATACGCTCGCCATATTTGTTCTTGGGTCGATTATAACATTATTTGTTGGATCCTTTATTACGCTTTTTGAAATGTTTCTTTGGGATATGACCGATAGCATTTCAATTGAATGGTCATGGAAGCATCCAGAACGCTCAACAATTATTCATGCGATAATAATGGTGACTATCAACGCCGTTACCTTTTGCGGTGGATTTTTGGCTGTATGGCTGGCGAAAGGATGAGGAAATGAGCTATGATATTTCGTTGTGCGACCCTGTAACGCATGAAACGCTTGAAGTAGATGATACGCACTTTGTTGCTGGTGGTACTCGTTCCATTGGAGGAACAAAGGAACTGTGGCTTAATATCACCTATAATTATGGAAAGCACTTTCGTCGTGACGATGTGTTGGGTAGCAAGGGCATCCGCTCCATCTATGGCAAAACAGGCGCAGAGAGCATCCCGATGCTTGAAAAGGCTATTTTCTGCACTAGGCGACGATGTGGACGATAGCAACTACTGGAACGCCACAGAAGGCAACGCCAAACGTGCCTTGTACGGTCTACTTGCGTTTGCAAGAATGCGACCTGACGGCGTGTGGAATGGAGATTGAAGGGAGAAAGGACAATGGCTAATTATCCAGAATACATTGAACGAAACGCACTTATTGAAAGAATCAAGAAAGCATATTGCGATGGCTGCGAGAACTACAATGGAATTAAATGCCGTGCTTGCGGTATTGGCGATGCCATTGACGTTGTGGAAGATACTCCAACAGCCTTAGAGCGTACTGCTGAATGGATTGCACAAGACGAAGATAAGACAAGGTTCATGTGCAGTAATTGCCATGCGAGAAACAACCGAGACCGCTACAACTACTGCCCGAACTGTGGTTCTTTGATGGAGAACAGGTTATGAGTAACACACTTTGGCATCCAGCAAGCGAACCGCCACGAGAGCGGACGCAGCCTTTGTTGCTTGCGACTAAGACAACGTGGCACGATAAAGATGGAAAAATGTTGCAAGGAATCTCGCCTACAGCGTACTTTCTTGGCTGTTATGCAGACGGTCAGTTCTGGGATGAGATAGGCGAGAGACTGCCGAAAGATGTGACGGTAACGCATTGGATGGCGTTTCCGATGGTATGAGGTGATGTTATGAATGAATGGATTAGCGTAAAAAATAAACTTCCCAATGCTAAATACGGCGAATCTAAAGATGTGCTGACAATAAATTCTATGGGTGTTATGCGAGTAATGAACTTTGATGGAGGATGCTGGTGCTATCCGACTATGGAGCCTTACGCCAGTGCATTCAAAATTACGCACTGGATGCCCCTTCCTCAACCGCCAAAGGAGGCTTGAGTATGACGAACAAGAAGTTTGGCATCATCATTATGGACTTGAGCTTTTTTGACTTCGGGCCGAAGCCACCTTGCGGGTACATCAAGGCAAAGCATATTCGCCCAGCTTACGGCAAAGGCGCAAGGCCTGTCAAGGCGCATAAGCGAATTACGAGAACGAGAGAGGGATTCAGAAAATGAAAAAACTTAAATTTCCTGAAGATTTCTTTGCGTACGACAACCCAGACTGCCCTGACAAGGACATTGAAAAAGCCGTGAACAAAATGAAGAACTGGATGAAGGGCGAGACGTATAAGAGCAACCCTTGGTTCTTTATGGCTGCTGGCAATTATCTGATTGTCGGTCTGATTGCTGAGGACGGACAGAAAACAATCTACGTTGCACGGCAGTATTATGAGATAGTCAACATTCCGGGCGAAGGTTGGCTGCGCGAATCTAGCGAAGAATGCCCGTTTTGAGGAGGGTCAAAGATGGAAGAACTCAAGAGATGCCCGTTCTGCGGTGCGGAACCACCGACTGTAAAAGTGCTTCATCCACTTGACATTAACATGGCTAATTGGGTTGTCTGCGGAAAATGCGGGGTGAGCACTTCTGTAACATTTGGAAAGGAAAAAGCCATCGAAGCATGGAACAAACGCTACAAAGAGGATTGAATATGGACAAAAAACGAGACAGCTTTACGTTCCGACGATACTACTTTGAAGCAATCTCAACACTGAAAAGTAAAGAGAAATTGGAACTCTACGATGCAATCTGTGCATACGTTTTTGAAGAAAAAGACGCAACTTTGAACTCAAAAAAAGCAGAATCTTGTTTCATTTTGATTAAGCATCTGCTCGATGAAGAATCGAAAAGAAGCGATATTGCGTCAAAAGGATGGTCTACACGAAAGTCATCTCATCCTCATGTCATAAATGAAATGAAGGTCAGCTCATCTATGAGTTCAAAGTCAGATGACAATGAACCCATTGTATCAACTGACAGTCAGACGAACGTCAAGACCTTGCCAGAGAGTGCAGTCAAAAAGAAACCTGACATCTTCTCCGACTTTGCTCATGGCGATAAAGCCTTGCTGGAATCCCTGCGAGAGTTCGCACAGATGCGTACAAGAATCAAGAAGCCTATGACAGACCGGGCAAAACAGATGCTCTGCAACAAGCTGGAAAAGTTTGACCAGCATGACTGGAAAGCCATTCTCGACCAGAGCATCTATGCCGGATGGCAGGACATTTACGCATTGAAACAGGATGACCAGTACGAGCAAAGTACGGAGATGGAGTTTCCTAGATTATGACAATGGATGTTCAAACGGTATTTATCGGTGCGCTGATGCTCTGCAAGCCGGGCGTTGTGGATGAAATCATACCAGACCTTGAACTTGACTTGTTCAGACCTGAGTTGAGAGACGCTTTTGCGGCTGTTCAGGGCTATTGGACGGCTAGGGGTAAGATAGATATAGTCGAGATAAACACGCAGCATCCAGACGTAGCGCAGACGCTCTTAGCGTGTGTACAAACCTGTGAATCAGAGTGTGTACGAATTGACAGAGAGCAGATGCAGCGTTGGGCGCAGCTTATCAGAGAACAAGCTGCACTTACTCGTGTGCAAGGTCTGGCATTTCAGATGACCAGCGAGCTTACCGACTATTCTGACCTATCAGACATTTACCAGCAGATGGGTGAAGCAATGAGCCTGAAAGCTGAGGAAGAAGATGCGTGGACATACGAGGATGTGCTGAATGACTATGTGCTTCACATGGACGAGAAGCCTGTGTATATCAAGACAGGCCTAGAACGTCTAGATGAAGCGCTGCACATTTCACCGGGTGATTTCATCATCATCGGCGGTAGACCGTCTGCGGGTAAGACAGCCCTGTCCTTGCAAATAGCAGCAAGCATGGCAAAGCAGAACTACACCGTGTACTATTTCAGCCTAGAAACCAGCAAACGCAAGCTGGGCGCACGTCTGATGGCTAATCAAATATACTGCCCTCTGGACACGGTGAAAAATAAGGCGGTCAGCTTGAATGAGATTGACGGACAGGCAAAGAACATGAAGATGCCCTTATATATCCGCTCCGCTGCCGGGAAGAACGTGGCGTGGATGAAGGCTCAGGCTCTCCGTAAAAAGGCTCAAGTCATCTTCGTAGACTATCTTCAGCTCATCCACGAAACAGGCGCAAAGGACAGATATGCCGCCATTACAGCCATATCCATTGCCTTACACGAACTGGCGCAGACCACAGGCATTGTCGTGGTGGCTCTGGCACAGCTTAATCGAAACCCATCTAAGCCCGGAGCAACGCCTACCAACTCCGACTTGCGAGAGAGCGGACAGATTGAACAGGACGCAGATGCAATCATTCTTCTGTCCGGTGATAACCCAGACAAGTACCTGTTCCGGCTAAGCAAGAACAAGGAAGGCGAGGTAGGCGACCTTCCCATTACGTTTAACAAGCAGATTCAACGGTTCCAAGAGTATACTTGGATGGATTGAAAGGAGAACGAAAAGATGACGCAGAATCGATACAAAAAACTGTTAATGTCCATTGGCCTGCAACGCAATGAAGCTGATTTTGCCGTAAGACTTTTTATCGGGGCTCATCGGGGCGATGAAAGACGCCATGCAAATATCTTCCAGACGTACGATGGGCTTTGGAAGACATTTCAGTGGGTTATGAGAACACCTGTTGACCAGCTTCCGAAAATCACTCTGGTTGAAGAATGAGCGCAATACAACGAACCGCCAAGAGCTGTTCTGTCAACTTATGACAGGATGGCTTTTTCTTGTTTCGTTAAAACACAGAGAGAAAGCCTGCTTTAAGGCGCTTTGTGTGTTAGGCGATAACTTTATCGACTTCACCACAAAAACACTCCACAGACGCTCGTAGGCGGCTCTCCGTTGATGCTGATGGTATATATCAAACAATACTATGCAATCAGACCGATGCAGAAGCGTGAATAACGATTTTTCAGGGTCAGACGTGAAAGTTATCGGGTCAATCGGAAAAACGCGGCATACAGGCTCCTACACGCCTTTCCAGCGATGATAGCATCCAGATAAGCGGATGCCAGCAACTATTTGTTCAACCGCAGGGCTGATTGAGACGAAAAAACGTTTCGACTATCACTTTCGGAAATGGCTTTCAAATTTTTGTCCCCTTTCCCCCTTGTTTCCTCTTCCCCCCTTTTATCCCCCTCTTTCCCCTACAACCCCTATTACCCCCTATAATCCCCCTAACATCTTCCGTGCTCCCCCTTTCCCTCCCCGTGTGTTTAGCGCGTCCGCGGGCATTATATGCGCGAGCGCGCGCGTTGACGGAGCCGGGTGTGCTATGATAGTTCAAAAGTGAATAAATAACAGTTATGCGAAATTGCAAACTGGTTCTTTCCTCTATCTCCAAAGTTACACCGTTAGCCAGCAGAGCAGACCGTAAGCGAGAACTGGCGTGGGGCTCGGACTAGTGGATGGTCTACGACTATTTCACATGGAGAATTGACGTAATTTTGTTGTCGGTTGAATATGTAGAAATGTTGCATAACTGTATGAGCGGTTGATTGCAGGTTGAAAGCAACTGGCCAGCGCGACGGTTCTGCCTTATTAGCTAAAGATACTGAGGTATTTAGCTTGCGACTATTCCTAGTATAATGCTATGGATTGATTAAAATACCATAGTGCGTTACTGGGAATTAAATCGAGCAGGAACAGACCGAATCGGGTGGTACGAGTTATTATACGAAATAATCCGTGATTATCGGGAGTAACTATATTTGTATACTATAATAAGTACGTTTATTATACGAAATAGATATAACTAGCGGGAGAATAAATTATGCGAAATTGGAACGAGAGGTGATTTTTGGAGTGGTCGGATTACTTAGCGACTATCGCACCTCTCTTTTCCTAAAAGGCGAACGACTATTTCACACAAAAAATACACGACTATTTGACGAAGGCTCGCAAGAAAACGCCACGACTATTACTCTGCGACTATCAGCGGACTGCTCGTTACTATACAATATATAGGACTTTCAAAAGCTAGTCGTCTGACGACTTTACGACTATTCTACGACTATTGGCTACGACTATTCCAGAAGCTATTACGACTATTCCAGCCGGAACGCTACGACTATTGCTGACCTCTATTGGCTATCGGGCGAAAGCCCGAAAAGAGATACGGCGGTAGCCGCCAGTGGTTCCGCGCCGCACACCGCTGGACTGCCCCGCCGGGTGGAGGGTGTCAGGCTGACCCGGTGCCAGATCGAAAGCCGCCGGGCTGACCCTGTGCAGGTGGAGACGCTGACCCCGACGGGCCGGCATGGTCTGCGATGTGTTGCACCGTCTGGCATGGATCCATAACAGGCGCACCCCTGCACCCTTATATACCTTATTATAATAGGCGGCTGTGCTGACCTGTATAGCGTCCGGCGTGGCGCTGGTATCTGGTATGTGCTGGAGGCATTGCGGCGCTGTGATGCGCCCCAGCGTAGCGCAGGCGGCGTTATATCCGCTTATGCGGGGCTGGTATCTGCGGTGGTAGAACGGTAAAAATCGCAGGAAAAGCGCCTGTAAAGCCCTGTGCGCTGTTTTGCGCTATGGGTGGTATAACTCTCATTGATGAAATAAAAGCCGCTGTAAACGCTTATATGGGGCTGCATTGCAGCAGGGCAAAATAAAAGCCCTGCACCCTCAGCAGATGCAAGGCAAAAGAAAAGCCCGGCCATTTCTGACCGGGTGGAATGCTTCTTATTTGGACGCCTTGAACAGCGCCGAAAAGAACCAAAAGAAAAACAGGATACAGGACAGAATCACAGCTTGCACCCCCCAACGGCCGCACATTTGAGCGCAGATGCAAGATAGCTATATTTTTTTGGTGCGTGGGCGCTGTCCGTGTAAACGTACCAATTGCGCACAGCGTCTTGTTTGACTGTGCAGCCATTGGCGGCTATAAACGTTACAACGGCATCATGTGCAAGATTTGGCTCTATTTGCCGATACTCTTGCAGAATGTGCGGCACCGTGTTGTTATGGGACGTATAAGGCGGGCGGATGCCTGCAAAACGAACTTGCATAATCATGTTATAACCTCCCTTATACCACGCTAAACCGCTTGTATGTGGTGCGTTTGCTGCACTCGGCATAAATATCCGGGTGCGCGGCCTGCAAAAGTTTGCTATCAAGTCGGACGCTCTGCACATCCTTATACATCACCTTGCAAGCGCCTGCGACAACCTCCGGCGCTCCCTGCATCATAGCAATAATCTCATCTCGCAGGCTGTCCCGCATCTGCTCCGCTTGCTCTGCCAGCCGCTTATACTCTCGGTACTCGTTGCACTTTTGCTCTAAGTCTGTCATTTTTCAAACCTCCCTTATTAGCTGTTTAAAAACGCGATCATTACCAATGCGCCGGAGATCATGCCGCCGATGTACCAGAGGGCGGCCCATTGGGTAAAGTCAAGAGTAATCATTTTTTACACCTCCGCATTTTTGCCGTTGGGGTTAATCCAATCGTTCTTGATATCGTATCGCTTGCAGTAGCGATAAAGGTTAATCAGCTGCACAAAGTCGCCAGCGCTTATATATGCTTCATTGTCCGGTGCATCGAGAGAACAAATAAGGGTCGTTCCGTTGTCCTCCCGCTGCACAAGTTCCAACGTTTCGCCGTTGTTCACTTCAAAAACAAGTTTGTTCATAAGTTGCACACCTCCCGAACAAATTCCGCCTGCAAGTTGTGCAGGTGCTCCGCCAGCTCTTCAGCGTTCCACAAATCTCGGCGCATTTCTCGCGCCCGCTTTTCGTAGCGGCTGACCGTTTCCCGATTGGGCTTGACGTTCCCAAAGGGACGGTATCCGGTGCAGATTGCAACGCCTGAGGTGATGGGGTAGATATCCGCATTCCAGCCATACACGCCAGCGGTGTAGGCGGCGGGGTCGTCCATGCACAGCATATTCTGCGCATCGCAATAGCTCACTTGGATAATGGTCGGATACTGGGATTTAATATCCTGCATGGTTCTTTTTGCTTTCATGGTTTTGTCCTCCTGTTTTGTGGTGGTGTAAATAAGTTTGTTTACTGTCTATATTGTAAACAATTTTATTTCTTTTGTCAAGTGGTTTACACATAAAAAATAAATATTTTTGTTTACAATAATTTTGTCCGTTTGGGCGTGCCCTATTGGACACACTTCACGCCCTCAAGCGTCCCGCGCCGTTATGATCTGCCCGCGTGGTCTGCCTTGCATTTGGCACGGCCTGCCCTGCTGCCTGTGCTGTGCAGTCTGTCCGGGTGCGCTGGGGCTTGGGTCTCCACCGGCGGGGTATATAGCCGCCGCCCAGCCCCGCCCGGTCAGTCCCGTTACCACCGAAAAAATAAAAAAGACCCACCCCACCTTCACAAAAAGAAACCTATCTGATTGTGCAAGTCTCCAAATTTTCCGAAAAATACAAAAAGACCCCTTTCAGAGCCTAGATTGTGCTATAATCAGCTAAAGGCTATACGCCAAAGAAAGGAAGAATCAAAAATGAGAAAGAGAATCGTTGCAACAGTTCTGATGGCTGCTTTGACTTGTTTGCTTTTGATGGGTGCTGCGGCTCCTGCAAAATCTCTTAACCTTGTTGGAAATTGGGAAGAAAAAGATAAAGGAGACAGTTACCAAGCCGGATATATTAAAGAAGGTAAAGATGGCAAGGATGGCGAAATTGTCATTTACTGGGTATCTGATGGTGGCGATACAAAATCTTTGTACTGGGCTGGAACTTATGTTGCGCCAAAAGATAATAAAGAAACTTATAGCTGGACTTCAAAGAACAACAAGGATAAGACAGACCACGCTTTGCTGGCATCCGGTGACGACACAAAGGTTTTCACCTATGAAAAAGGTGAAATTACTTACAAGGCATCTGCTTTAGGCACAACGAAGAAAATGCACTTTGTGCGCACCGACACAAACTACTGTGACGAGGAAGAAGAGCAGAAGTAAACATTAAAAGCCAGTAGCCAAAGAAGCCACTGGCTTTTATGAATGTTGGAGACTTGCTGTATGATAGCCATTGTTGCAATCGTTATATTTTTTTATTTGATAGTGGTTCTATCAAAACGAAGTAGTGAAGATACGCTTGTAGATATTGATTTTTCTAAAATTGACGATATGGAAGGTCACAGATTTGAGTATTTTATCGCAAAAGTTCTCAGGGAAAACGGATTCAAGAATGTTAATGTCACAAAAGCGAGCGGAGACTACGGAGTTGATATAACCGCGAATAAAGATAATCAGAAATGGGCGTTTCAATGCAAACGGTACAGTTCAAACTTGGGGTTGAAGCCGATTCAAGAGATTTACGCTGGCGCAAAAAAATATGAAGCAGATAAAGCTGTTGTGTTCACAAATGTTTATTTTACTCCAAATGCGCAAACGCTGGCTAAAACGTTAAATGTTGAACTGTGGGATAGGGATACGCTTGCTAGAATGATAGGCAAAGATCTTGAAACAAAACAATCAATAGAAGCTGATATGGAAGAAGAGCAAACCGATCCAGAACAACGACAAAGGAAAATTCGTGATAATGAAGTTCCTTTGAAGCTGCAAAAGAACCAAATCCCTGCTGGCGATTATGTTGTTGGCAAGGATATCCCTGTTGGCGTGTACAATTTTAAGTGGGTGTTCGGGGCTGGTTCATTCCAAAAGTATAAAGAAGAAGGAAACACAACGCTTGGCGCTTGTACATATTTTGAACACGTTGGTGTTCAGTACGATTATGAATATAGTCAGCTTATCAATGTGAACTGTAAAGACGGTGAGTGGATTAAAATTAGTGGAAATTTGGTTCTTGGTATAGAAAAATCCGAAAAGCCTGTTATTGACCTATAACACAAAAGCCAGCGGCTAGATGTTCTCTAACTACTGGCTTTTCTTATAGGCTATTTACGATTTAAGTGTTGGAAACATGATAGGAGCACTGACTTCTTCATTTTCCCTGAGAATGTCGAGCAAACAATCATTGTATCCCATTGAATAGCTGTCCTCGCAAAAATGTTGTACGGACGTTGCTAGTGCTACACTTACAACTTCTCTTGATCGCTTATCCTCTGGCATGATGATTTCTAATGCCTGATTAAGGATTTCATGGCTTTTTTCTAAAACGGCTTTGTGCTCTTCATTCTCAGCTTGTAGCCGAAACATTTCTTCCGAGTAGTCCATCAGCACGTCTCCATTCTGATTTGCTCGCCAACAGGCAGATAGCCCGCTTCTTTGAGCTTGCTGTAAATGAACTTCTGACCGGCTCTTGTCCAGCGAGTGACTTCTTTCGTTTTGCCGTTCGGCAGCTCGATCGGGTGCCCGACAACATATCCGTTGCCAAGATACTTCTGGTAAGGAATCCACTGTTTGTTCACAGTATGTTGGATGCCAAGCCCTCTAAGAATCTGGTTTAGCTTTCGTGCGCTCATGCCGTAGTTCATGGCAATCTGCGTGGTAGTCAGGCTTTCATCAGAGAGCAGCATAGCCTTTGCGTAGTCAGAATCGGGCTTCATCTTGGCGTTTTCCGCTTCCAAAGCCTTTACTTTCTTGCGCTCCGTGTCGATAACACTGTTGGCAGCAATCAGAGCACGGCTCAACAGCATCTCTGTCGATTCAGGTTCCGGGTTGGTAAGCTTCTGCTCCATCTGATTGAAAGCATCAATGTACTTGAGTTTCCATTCAAGGGCTTCCTTGCCAGTGAATCCCATAGCAAGGAGCGTAAACCCATCGCGATTCATCAGATACTCAGGTAGCACTTTGTTTTGGACTGAAAGGTACTCAGATTTGAAGAACATAGAGGACAGTCCAATTTTGGGCTCTCCTCCCATCAGGTTTTCGATGTCGCGAAGAACGTGCTTGTGCTCTTTTCCAAAATTCTCTGCTACTTCACGACTGGACACGACAACCTGTCCGTTTTCGCTGATAAGATTGATAGCATATTTAACCTTTTGTTCCATAAAAACTCCTATGGTTCTTGCGGAACAAGCCAATTCCTGCTATAATAAGGCTGGAACAGCTTGTTCCAGTGGTTTTGATGATACGTTCGCTTCTGTCGCCAAACTTCAGCGGACGTATCATTTTTCGTTTTCATTGGTGGAATCCATCGGATGCAGCGTAAAGAACGCTTCACGGAACGCAGCAGAGATGGAGACCCGGTTCTTGATGCAGTATTCCTGCAAGCTGGCAAATTGCCGCTCCGTCACGCTGATGGTAACGGTGTGACCGTAACGCTCTGCATAAGGACTGCTCATACACATTCACCCCCTTTCGTTTTGCTGTGCAATAAGTGTAACCGCAAAATATTAGGATGTCAAGAAAATACACCCCATATATTGTGTTCACTAGTGCTGGCATCAAATTTTTCTGTTTTGATTGGCTGCTCCCGCTTCGTACCCTGCCCGGTAGTTCAGTTCGGACAGCTTACCCAGCGCTTCTGCGTACCCCCTGTCCTCGCTGGTCGGTTCTTTGCCGTGTGCGAGGGTTTTCAGAAATTCTTCGGCTGTCGTGGGAAAGTTCATGTTTTTTGCTCCTTTCTATTGCAGAAGCGATCTGCTTCTGCTATAATAATTGACAGAAACCGAGACTGCGCCCTTGGTTGCGCAGCTTCTGTTTTGTGGTGGAATAGGTCATCAGTGCAACTTTGGTCGGTGGTGCTGATGGCCTATTTTTTATGCCACAAAGGATAAATCTGCCGTTGCTGGCTGATTCATCGTGTGTTCTGCTGTCTTAGATTATAGACGCTTGGTATATAGTTGTCAACAGCCCAATTTGTATAATTTGTACGTTAAAACACGTTTTAGTGTACATTTTTGATAGTGGTTTTGACACTTTAATGTGTTAGAATTGGGGCGGAAATTTATAGTAAAACTTGATAATACGATAATTATACAAGATGTAAACTAACACAAAAAAGTGTTGATAAAAAAGTGACCCTAATGATAGTAAATAAAATTCCCTATTGACAAACAAAACAAAATTGTTTACAATATAACCAGAAAGGGTGACATGAAATGGGGAAATACAAAAAAGTGACAGAAAAAAAAGAGCCTTTTAATGTTTCAACGAATGGCGTAGAGATAGTTAAAGAACTTATGAAGCAGTATGGCATAACAACAGCTTATATTGCCAATGAAGCTGGCTTCACTTCAAGACAGGCTTTGTATCAGTGCTTTAAGAATGAGAGCTTAAATCTTTCTAGCTTTTATAAACTCTTAAAAGCTATGAATTATCGAATCGTGGTTGAACCAGACATGGGAGATATTGGCGTTGGTGCTTATCGTGTTGAAGGCACTGTAATTGAAAAGGACAGTGATTCTGAATGAATGTAGCGTATGTTCGTGTATCTACTGTCGAACAGAATGAAGCACGACAGGTAGAAGCATTGAAGCGGCATAACATTGACCGTTGGTTTATCGAGAAGGTCTCTGGCAAGAATATGGATAGACCAGAGTTGCAGAAGATGCTTAAATCAGTTCAGCCGGGCGATACCGTGTTTATCCACGATTTCAGCCGCCTTGCCCGCAGCACGAAAGACTTGCTTGAAATGGTTGAAACGCTGCAAGCTAACGGCGTGCACCTTGCCAGTGATAAAGAGAACCTAGATACAGGCACTCCCACAGGTAAACTGATGCTGACGATGATTGCAGCCATCAACGAATTTGAACGACAGAATATGCTTGACCGCCAGCAAGAGGGTATCGAAGTGGCAAAGCAGAAAGGCGTTTATAAAGGTCGCAAGCCCACTGAGTATGACCGCAACCTCTTTGATGTTCTGCACGAACAGGTGGAAAAACGTCTGCTGACCGTCACCGATGCTGCAAAACAGCTTGGTGTGACCCGCCAGACATGGTATCGGATTGCTGAACAGAACAGGTGAAAGGAGTAAGAGCCTATGGATAAGTGGAACAACAGAAACTCGTATGACTGGCTTGCGGGGGCAGTCGTTGGATTGCTTACCGGGTTCTTTATCGTAGTTGTGGTTGCGAGGTGCGTTTTCAGCTGACATTGTTCGCAACCTAGAATAAAACCGAATATTTGATTTTTGTGCAGTTGTAGGCACTCTTTACATTTTCAGGTAGGGGGTGCCTATTTTTTATGCAGCCAAAACAGTGCATTGCCATTATCGACAGCATCAAAGCGTATGCAAAGCAGAATCCGACAGAAGCACAGGTCTATGAGGACTGGTTTCAGGCGGTCGTGAACCTTAGAGACGCTTTGCCACAGGATAAGCGGTTCGATGCTTACAAATACTCTGGTGAGCTGCGTTCTGTCTGCGCAGCCATGATGGCCAAGATGAAAACAGGCGAGGACGTGGCGAAGGTCTATGACATTATCAGCCGGACGTACCTGTTTGAAGCAAAAGATGTGTTCGACAGCTATTGCATTTACCTTGAATGGAATCGTGCGCCGGAAAAGAAGTTCTATCAGCCGAGAAGAAAGGTTCTTCTTACGCTGGTTCATGACCTAGAGGACTTGTTTTTCCATCGTGTAGAATTTCTTGGAGTCAGTCAGCCCCCGAGAACTGGAAAAAGTACGCTCTGTATATTTTTTATTACATGGCTGATGGGCAACCGCCCTGACGTTGCATCGGTTATGAGCGGACATTCCGACAAGCTGACCAATGGTTTCTACGGCGAAGTGCTGTCCATCATCACCGACCCTGTGACTTACAACTGGGGCAAAATCTTCCCTGACGTTCAGCTTGTGGACAAAAGCGCAAAGGATGAAAGCGTTGACTTGAACCGTAAAAAGCGATTCCCTACCCTTACTTGCCGCTCCATTGGCGGCACGTTGACTGGTGCTGTTGAAATTGGCGAAGGCGGCGTTCTGTACAGTGATGACTTGATTGAGGACTTGGAGGAAAGCCTGAATGTTGAACGTCTGAACAACAAGTACGATGCCTATTTGAACCAGTTGAAAGACCGTAAAAAGCAGGGTGCATTGGAGCTGATGGTCGGTACACGCTGGAACGTGCTTGACCCTCTGGGGCGCATCCAAAGCCAGTATGCAGACAATCCAAAGTACAGATTTCGTGTGATTCCCGCTGTGGACGAGAACGGACACAGCAACTTCAATTATGACTACGGCGTGGGATTTGATGATGCCTACTATGCCGACATGAAAGCCAGCATTGACGATGCAACATGGTGGGCAAAGTACATGGGCAAGCCTTATGTGCGTGAAGGTCTGCTGTTCCCTGCTGACGAACTGCGGTATTTCAACGGCGTTCTGCCTGACGGTGAGCCTGATCGGAAGCTCATGGTCATGGATATTGCATGGGGCGGCGGTGACTTCACCGCCTGTCCTATCGCTTATGTGTATGGAGACGCTGTGTTCATTCCTGACCTTGTGTTCAACAATGGCGATAAGACCGTGACCAGACCAGAAGTCGTGGGCAAAATCATCCAGCACAAAATCAACGTGGTGCGTGGCGAAGCCAACAACGGCGGTGACGAATATTGTGACGTGGTAGACAGCCAGCTTCGGCAGCAAGGCTATCACTGCTCTGTCCGTAGCCAGCGTGCGCCCAGTGGGCAAAGCAAGCTGTCAAGAATCATTCAGTATGCGCCAGACATCAAACGGTTCTATTTCCTTGACGAAAAACACCAGTCGAAAGAGTACAAAGCGTTCATGGAACAGGTGACGATGTTCACGCAGCTTGGCAAAGTTCCGCACGATGATGCACCGGACAGTCTGGCGCAGCTTGCCGATGAATTGTATAACGGAATCAGCAAAATTGAGCCTGTCAAGAGGCCTTTTTGATTAAAAACACAATATATTGTGTTCGCTGGGTCTATTTATTTGATTTCACCACTTGACAAGGCTTATAATGTACGCAGGAAGATTTGCAGCTTCCTCTAAGGAATAGCCCAGCGCAGCAAGGTTTTGTCATTTTTACTTGCTTGGGCGTCAATAGGCATATTCCTCCTTTCACCGGTGGAGGTTTTCTCACTCTTTCGCCTTCACCGGGCTTTATATGTTGCGTTTCCAATTGTTTGGGGAATGCCAGCCTGTCTCCCCCATGGCTGGCAAGCAACGGTTCGATTCCGTTACGCAGCACAACCAACTGCATGGATTTATTCTCCAAAACCTCCACTGCTATTCCCGGCTCTCGATGTGATGTTTAGGCATGACATTGCAAAGAGCAGCGGTTAACCAATTAAGCCGGGTTTCTATGTTGCATTAGCTCAGCCAGGCTAGAGCATCCGGCTCATAACTGGACATACATTGGTTCAAATCCATTATGCAGCACCAAAATTGCAGTTACCCGTTTTACGTCTGTCCAACAACTGAATGTAAAGGCTGCAATGGTTTTCTTCGGGCGAAGAATAGCACGGCTGGAAGTGCGAACAGTTTCCCAGTAGCTTCTGACAGGTCTGTGCTCAACAGCCTGTTTCCAAAAATCCAACGAAAGGAGCACAGATGGTAGCAAAAGTAAGATGCAAGCGTCCTCGAAAAGACGCAAACGGCAATCCGTGTGATTGCGGACGTTATCTTGGCGAAGTAGAAGGTAAGTTCTCCCTTCTGTGTCCTCTTTGCCATTGGATTACAATTGGAGATTCAAACCTTCCAAAAGATACATGGGTCTCCGTACCAAAGTTTAAAAACTGAATAGCTTTTGAAGCGCAGTTGTAAGCGCAGTGAGATAGACCTTAACAGGTTTGTCTTGCTGCGCTTTTTATTTTGCCGGAAAGGAGGAACGCATGTCTGAGTATCAGATAGTTGTTGACGGCTTTTTGAATGAGCCACTAACCGGACGTAGACCGATTGAAACGCCGGAGACGGAAATCAACCGGACAAACGTGCTGAAAGTGGTCATGGGTAAGGCAGAGCCTATTCATCTGCTGAACAAGAACGAGATTCGCTTTCTGCACAACTACTACTTGGGCAGCCAGCCTGTCCTCCATCGCACGAAGGAGTACCACGCTGAAATCACCAATCGCATTGTAGAGAACCATGCCAACGAGTGTGTTGGCTTCTACACAGGCTACATGAGCGGCACTCCTTGCTCTTATGTGCGGTCTGAAACGGCAACTGGTGACGGCGAGGAAATTGCCCGCCTGTCCAACGCCTTGCAGTATGAGGGCAAGGATGCGCTTGATCGGCGGCTCTGGCAGTGGATGCTAGAATGCGGACAGGGATACCGCATTGTTCTTCCTGACAAGGGGTACAACGGCAACTACCCGGACGAAACGCCCCTGCTGGTGGACGTTCCAGACCCGGATATGGCGTATGTGATTTACAACTCCGGCATCGGGCACAAGCCCATCGCCAACGTGTTGCACATCCCACGCAATTATCAGAATGACCTGAACGACTTGATTTGCGTGTATACGCCAAACCAGTACTTTGAAATCGACAACGGCAAAGTTGCGAAATCGGAGAGCCATTCTCTTGGAATGTTGCCGATGGTCGAATACAAGCTGAACCCGGAGTGTATGGGTCTGTTTGAACCGGCTATCCCTGTGCTGGACGCCATCAACGACCTTGAAAGCAACCGCCTTGATGGTGTGGCACAGTTTATCCAGTCCATCATGGTGTTTACCAACTGCCTTGTGGACAAGGATGCTCTTGACCAAGTAAAAGAGCTTGGCGCAATGTGCCTGAAATCTACTTCTGGCCTGCCCGCTTCTGTTTCGCAGATTGCAAACGAGCTTGACCAGCAGCAGAGCCAGACCCTGCTTGATTCCATGTTGAACGTGTACCGTAGTCTGACTGCCATGCCTAGTGCCACTGGCAGCGAGAACGCAACGTCCGACAACGTGGGCGCAGTCATCGTCCGAAACGGCTGGAATCACACCGAAGCAAGAGCACAGCAGTACGAGAATATGTTCAAGTACGCTGAACGTCAGAGCCTGTCTGTGATGCTCAAAATCCTGCGTGACACGGCTGGTTCTAAGCTGATGGCAAGCGACATCAACATCAAACTGCCCCGCCGTCAGTACGACAACCAGCAGAGTAAGGTTCAGATTTTTGCACAGATGATTCAGCAGCCGATTGACCCGCAGCTGGCGTTCACCACGCCCGGTCTGTTCCCCGACCCGCAGGCTGCTTATGAAATGAGCAAGCCTTTCCTGATTGCCGCCGGAAAGCTGGGCGAAGATGGAAAAGCACCAAAGTCACAGGAACAGCCTGTAGACCATATTGTTGACGCTAACAAAATGGTGAACGAACAGGCTGACGCAAAGAACGGAGGAGAAAAATGAATTTTGCAAGTGCTTTGTTTGCTCTTAAACGAGGGCGCAAAATTAAGCGTCATCATTGGACTGGTTATTGGTGCTTGGGGTCTAAAGATTCTAAGAAACCTTATGTCGAGATGCACTGCTACGATGGCAAGATTGTAAATCTTGCTGATTCAGAAGACATTCTGTACACCATGGAAAATATGGCGTGTGACGACTGGGAAATCGTTGATGAATGGAAGTAAAGGTTTTCGCCTTTGCATATTCCGGCAGGGAAGCCGGGATATAAATTTCGCAGCGTTGCAGGGAAGCAACGGTAAAAAAACGCAGGAGGAAATTAACAATATGAAACTCAATGTGTTGCTTGGTGATGCCTATAAAGAGGGCATGACCGCCGATGAAATCATTTCTGCGCTTGAAAAGGTTACAGACCCTAGCGCAGAGGTTGAGAAGCTGCGCAACGCCGTGACGAAAGCAAATGGCGAAGCTGCCGAGTACAAGAAGCAGCTCAAGGCAAAGCGCACCGATGACGAGAATGCCGCACAGGAACAGGCTGACAAGCTGGCAGAGATGCAGAAGCAGATTGAAGCCCTGACTGCCGACAAAGAGAACCTTGTCAAGGAAAAGACCCTTGCATCCTACCGTGAGAAGTTCGTTGCACAGGGTTATGACGCTGAACTTGCCAACAAGGCCGCGTCTGCATTGGCTGACGGTGACATGGACAAGGTGTTTAAGTTCCAGTCGGAGTTTATGACCGCCCACGACACCGCATACAAGGCTTCTCTGCTGAAGGATATGCCCACACCTCCGGGTGCGGATGGCAATGGCAACTCTGACAGCGAAGGTGTGGCGTTTGCTAAGAGCCTTGCAGCAAGAAAGAATGCCGAAAATAAGACATCGAGTGACGCATTGAACGCTTTCCATTAAGGAGGAAAACATGAAGTATACCACTACTCCGGTATCGGCTCCTGAAAGCACTATTCTGGCTGCTGATACCTACGTTGCCATTCCCTTTACTGTGACCGAAACCGATGTTGTAAAGGCTGGCTATCCCATGGCAAAAACTGGCAAGAAGGCTTCTGCCACTACCGGGGTTTCCGATGCAGCGGTTACCGATGCGATTGGTATTCTGCTGCACACCGTTGACCCGTCCGTCAACCCCAACGGCGCACTGCTGATTCAGGGCGTTGTTGACCAGAAAAAGGCGAAGGCAAGTTCTGGCTTTTCCTTTACTGCTGATGACGTTGCCGCTCTGCACAAGGCTGTTCCCGCAGTCTTTTTCCGTGACAACATCGGCACCAATCTTTAACGGAGGTAAAACGTATGGATTTTCAGAAATATTTCACTTCCGATGCACTTGCTGAGTATTGGACAAACGATGTTACCAACGCGCAAGCATTCGGTTCTGATGCCCTGTTTCCTCCGCGCAAGAAAGCCGGTCTGGAGCTGAAGTGGATTCGCGGTCACAAGGGCGTTGGCATCTCCCTGATGCCGAGTGCATTTGACACGAAGGCGACCTTCCGTGAGCGCAAGGGCTTCAAGATGTCTGAGACTGAAATGCCGTTCTTCCGTGAGGGTTTCCACATTGACGAGAAAGACCGCCAGATGCTGATGGAGATTCAGAACAGCAAGAGCACTTTTGCGGAGGAAATCATCAGCCGAATTTTCGATGATGCCGCAGACCTTATTACGGGCGCTCGAATTGTTCCTGAACGTATGGCGTGGCAGTTGCTTTGCCCGGAAAACGGCAAACCCGGTATCACTATCAAGGCAAACGGCGTGAACTACATCTACGATTACGACCCGGATGGGACTTGGCAGGCAAAGAATTATAAGGCTCTTACCGGCAAGGCAAAGTGGGACGTTACCACCTCTACTCCCCTTACCGATTTCGCTACCGCAAAGGATGCAATCGCTGCAAATGTTGGCGAAACCATCACTCGCGCCTACATGAACACCAACACTCTGAATAAGATGATTGCTTCTGACGAGGTGAAAAACCGTTTCATGACGGTTACGGCAAAGTCTATTGCTGTTCTTACCCAGAGCGAAGCGCGTGCTCTGATTGAGCAGACTACCGACATCAAGATTCATCTGTTCGACAAAATGTATCAGCCTGAAGGCGGTGGCGATTCCGTCAAATATATCCCGGATGGCTATGTTGTTCTGGTTCCTGATGGTAAGGTCGGCGAGATGTGGTATGGCACTACTCCCGAAGAGGCAGACCTCCGTGCGGGCGTGAAGAACGCTTCTGTTTCTATCGTAAACAACGGCGTTGCAGTCACCACTATCAAGGAGCCTCACCCTGTCAACACAAACATCATCGCGTCCGAAATTGTTCTGCCGTCCTTCCAGAAGATGGACGCTGTGTACTGCATCAAGGCTTACTAAGGCGAAAGGAGGAAAGCAGCATGGGAGACCAGTATTCCGAAGCGGCAGTCAAGATGGGACAGTACATTGCCCCCGCACTTGACCATGAAATCACGGACGAGGACTACCCACTCTTCGACCTGCTGCTTGATTTTGCCAAAGACAAGATATTTGCGCAGGGCTACCCCTTCGGTAACAGGCCGGACGAGCTGCCCTCGCAGTATCAGTCGTTGCAGATACGCATTGCAGCGGAACTGTACAACCACATCGGCGCAAACGGACAGACGAGCTATACCAACAACGGCATCACTCGTGTGTGGGAAAGCTCCGATGTGGCGCAGTCCCTGCTGAATGAAGTGGTTCCGAGAGTAGGTGTTATTGCCTGATGTTCAATGGAAGCCCGCTGGATAAACGCCCACTGTGGTATTCAAACCCTGTTGGCGAAAAAACGCCTGTTGTGGACGAATGGGGCAACGAAACTGGCGAGACATCGCAGACGTGGAGTGACCCCGTAAAGCTGATGCTGAACGTCAGCCCGCCTACTGGTTCTGCGGAAGCAAGCCCTTTTGGGGCGTTCACGGATTACAGCTATGTTGTCAGTTCGTCCAGCAAGAAGCGCAACACACCGCTTTATGAAGGTACACACGTCTGGTTTCAGACGGACATTTCAAAGCCCTTCAACTACACTGTGGTCAAGGTCGCAGAGCATATCACGGACACGTTATATGCTCTGAAAGAGGTGGCTGCAAGTGAAAATTAAAGTGAGGTTGAGCGATGCCGGACTTCGTGATGCGGAACGTCAGATACAGGAGTACAAGACCACCCTGAACAAAAAGGCTAGAGCGTTTGCTTTTCGTCTTTCTTGGTTGGGGCTTGAAGTCGCAAAGGTGCGTTTCTCTAATGCGGAATACGCTGGCTCCAATGACGTGAAATGCTACATCAACCAAAAAGACAGGACTTGTACCATCGTTGCAGAGGGCAAGTCAGTTGCCTTTATCGAGTTTGGCACTGGCGCACATCATAACGGATATGGCGGTGAACTGCCGCCCGGTGTTGGTGCGCATGGCTCCTACGGCAAAGGGCAAGGCGCAAACCGCAGATGGTACTACTACGGAGAATCCGGCAATGCTGGTACGCCTGTCAAACAGGTGGATGGTAAAGGCCAGTTGAATTACACCAGCGGCAACGATGCAGCTATGGCTATGTGGGGAGCTGTTGAGGAAATGGCTTCTCAAGTCGAAGCAACGTGGAGGGAGGTTTGGAATAGTTGATCGATTATTTCAATTCTATCTTCACGGCTGTTGCTAAGGAGCTACGAAAGCAAATGCCTGGCATCTTCGTTACTGGTGAAATCAACGACAGCAATGTCAAGAAGTTTCCGTGTGTGCAGATAGAAGAAAACAGCAATCTTCCTGTACACATTGATTCTGCTGGTCACAGCAAGTACGCTGCCATTTCCCTGCGTGTGCGCGTCTACTCCAATAAGGATACTGGGCGCATTACAGAGGCACGTTCCATCGTTGGAATCGTGGATTCTGTTCTTGAACCGCTTAAATTTTATCGCAAGTCGTTTGCCCCGTTGAATGGGCTGTACAACAATTCCGTCTATCGGATTGATTGCAGCTACGGGGCAACAATCGGAGAGGACGGAATGATTTACCGAAATTAAGGAGGTAAACATTCTATGAGTACTGCTATCTCCGGCCTGAATACCACCCTGTATTGTGGCGACAGCGCAACCGCTCTGACGAAGCTGTGCGACATCAAGGATGTACCCGACCTGATCTCCGAGCCGAACCTTCTGGATGCAACTACCCTGTCTGACCCTATGCAGGTCAACATCTTTGGTATCATCCAGAGCGACACCAAGTCCTTCACTGCCAACTACAACAAGACTGACTACAAGAAGGTCAAGGAAGCAGGCTACGATGAGACTTCCGAGAGCAACACCGTGAAATATTACGCCCTGAAGATGCAGGACGGCTCAGGCTTCACTTGGCAGGGTATGCACCAGGTTGGCTTGTCCGGCTTCGGCGTGGACGAGGTTGTGGAAATGACCATCAACTGCATTTTCACCAAGAAGCCTGAGTTCAACGAGACCCTGACTGTCACTGGCGGCTAAACCGCAAAAATCGAATCAATTAAACCGGGCAGAACTGAACAACGGATTTGGTTCTGCCTCTATTTATAAAGGAGAGCATTTATTATGGCTGCTAAGGTTATCAACTTTCATTCCCCCGATGGCAAGAACACTTACGAGCTGACTTTCACTCGTGACAGCGTGGAAGCCACCGAACGCGCAGGTTTTCAGATTGGCCAGTACACCCAGATGACCAATCTGCTGTCCAATTCCCGCGCTCTGTTCTATGGTGCTTTCATCGCACGGAACAAGGGCATCAAGCGCAAGGTCGTGGACGAGATGTTCCAGCACATCGAGGACAAGGAAGACCTGATGGGCGTTCTGCTTGAGATGTTCATGGACGCTTCTAAGTCCCTGCTGGCAACTGACACTGAGGACAAGACCGCAAAAAACGCAACGTGGGAGATTGTGTAACCGCACAATTTCAGGAACCAGGCGGAGAGGGAGAGCCATTCTCCTTCTCCAAGCTGTTTCACGATGTAGAAGCCTATTACATCTCCATCGGCATGACCTACGAGCAGTTCTGGCACGGCGATGTCTGGCTGGCGAAGGTCTACCGTGACGCAGAGGAGCTGCGGGAACGCAGAGCCAACGCAGAAGCGTGGAGAAACGGCTTTTACATGGCATCTGCGCTTTCCTCTACGGTTGGCAATATGTTCCGAAAGAAAGGGTCTAGCCCCATCAAGTACATGGATAGACCGATTCCCCTTACTCAAAAAGAGAAGGAAGAGTATGAATACCAACGTGCTGTGGAAGCACAGGAGCGCATTAAGCGCATGATGTTCTCCATGATGGAGCAAAAGGATGGTGGTAGTGATGACTGATGTTGATATTACGAGCTTATCCGTAGAAATCTCTGCGGAATCGCAGGGTGCAGAGCTTAATATCGACAAGCTCGCTACCGCTATTTCTAATTTACGGACAAAGGGCAACGTCACAAAAGTTGTGAACAGCCTTGACAAGCTGGCCGGTTCCATTGCAACGCTGAAACAGGCATCTGCCGGAATGTCCGGCCTGGACAAAATCACTAGCTTTCTGAATGGGATTTCCAACGCCAATACGACCGCAAGCGCAAAGAGCATCAACACGGTCGTGAACGCAATCAAGAAGATTCCAGCGGCTGTGTCTGGCTTGAACGGCGTGGACTTTTACTCCATGTCTGGAAGCATTACTCAGCTCACTAACGCTTTGGCTCCTCTGTCCATTCTGGACGCATCGAACCTTAAAGCTCTTGGCAGTGCTTTTAATGCGATTGGAAAGGTTCCTGACCTGACCGACAAACTGAAAGCGACAGACCTTGATTCTTTTGCAAGCTCTTGTCAGAAGATTTCTACTGCCCTTACTCCCCTTGCATCTCAGCTTGACAAAGTAGGCAACGCCTTTGCAAAGCTCCCCCCGCAGTTGAGCAAGGTTGTGACACAGGCGAACCGTGTGACCGCAGCCAACGAAAAGCAGCGCAAGAGCTATCTCAGCCTGTCCAATCAGATGAACGGTTTTATGCGGAACATGGCAAAGCTGATTTCGCTGAAAGCCATTGCTGAGTATCTTGGCAACGCTGTTGCGAAGTTTAACGACTTCTATGAAGCAACAGACTTGTTTCATAATGCTATGGGCAATTTGAGCGGTGAAGCCGATACACTCATTAGCAAGATGCAGGGCTTACTTGGCGTTGACCCGACCAAAGCGATGACTTACATGGCTACCATTCAGAGCTTAGGTACTTCGTTTGGTCTGACTAGCGACAAGGCATACGTTCTGTCTAAGAACCTGACTCAGCTTGCCTACGATGAAGGTTCCTATTGGAACAAAAACGTTGCTGAAACCTTTACTGCAATGTCATCCGCAATCTCTGGCGAGATTGAGCCTATTCGCCGTTTGGGCGTTGATTTGTCTCAAGCACGGTTACAGCAGGAACTTCTTGCTTTGGGCTTTAACAAGCAGGTTTCCAGCCTGTCCCAGGCAGATAAAGCAGTTCTGCGTTACATTGCTATTATGAAGCAGACCGCTAATGTGCAGGGCAATCTTGCGCAGACCATTCAAAGCCCCGCCAACCAGATCAAGATTCTAAAAGCCCAGCTTGATATGTTGGCAAAGTCTGTCGGCTCTCTGCTCTACCCAGCCCTGAAATCTATTCTTCCCCCGCTGATTGCCGCCGTGCAGCTCATCCGAGAATTCGTTGAGTGGGTGGCAAAGCTGATGGGCGTAAAGGTTGTGTTCACCGATTTTACCAAGAGTGCTGACAGCGTTGGCGGCATCGGTGATGCAATGGATGACACGGCAGATTCGACAAAGAAAGCCGCCAAAGCCCTCAAGGACTACACGGTGGGTTTTGATGAACTGAACATCATTGACCCAACGCAGGGAAGCTCTGGCTCTGGTAACGGTGCATCTGCTGGCAATATCTTGGGCGACGTAGACCTGTCCGGCTACGATATGTTCAAGCAATACAATGAAGAGTTCGCAAAGCAGATTGATGCTATCAAGCAGAAAATCAAGGATATGCTACCGATTATTGGTGCTATCACCGCCGCACTTGCGTTGTGGAAAATTGTTGATTTTCTGACGGACATTGCGACAGCAATTTCCAAGATGACAGAATTGCAAAAGTTGGCTCTTTCAATTGCAACGGTTGTTGTCGAAGCATCGTTAGTATTCAGTTTTGCAAAAGGCTACGCATCTAGTGGAAATCCTCTTGAGCTTTTAGGCGAAGTGGTGTCTGCTGCGTTTGGTTCTTTTGTTCTTTGGCGCACAATGGGCGCAGATGGCATTACGCTTGGCATGGGCATCGCTTTTGTGGCAAGCCTTGCAGGTCTTACTTATGCGCTTGGCACTGGCGAAGCAAATCTTGGCGATGCAAGCACATGGATTCAATCCGCTTTAACTACTGCTTTTGGTTCCATTGCGGGCATCACGTTGCTCACTAATCTTGGCGTAGCCACTGGTACAGCCGCAACGCTTTCTATCGGTCTTGCAGGTCTTATTACCTTTGCTGGAATCACATTCTCTCTTGGCGAAAAGCTGAAAGAATTTCCGGTTCTTAATACTATCATTGCTGCTTTGATGGGAATTTTTGGTGGCGTTGCTGGTGCTGGCGTTGCATTGCTTGTTGGTGCAAGCCTTCCTGTTGCTGGAGCCGTTGCCGCTGCTGGTGTCGGTATTGGCCTTGTTCTTCACTGGGCTGGTATCAAATGGGGCACTAAAGAGAGCGGCGAAAAAACAGATGCTGCCGCAGAAGCCGACATTAAAATGCATCATGTCGAAAATGTTTTTGAGCAGCGCATTGAAGCCATCAAGCAAATTATCGTTACCAAGTGGAATGCGGCCATTGATTTTATGACTTCTCTTCCCGGAAAGGTTGGAGATATCATAAATAGCATTGGCGAGTGGTTCAGCTCTCTTCCTGAAAAAATCGGCCATGCCCTTGGCTTTGCCGTCGGCAAAATCGGGGAGTGGGTCGGAAACATGGTCGTTACTGTAACAACCGAAGTTCCCAAAATCGTTTCGTCTGTTGTTAAGTTTTTTGAAGAACTGCCGGGAAATATTTGGACTGCAATCTTAAAGACTCTTGATACTATTTCCGAATGGCGAAAGAGAATGGTGGCTTTTGTTGTTGTTGAAATTCCCAAAATCATTTCGTCTATTGTCAGTGAGTTCAAAAAACTTCCTGGCGAATTGAGAAAACTCGGCAAATTCATTTGGGACGGTCTAATCAACGGCCTAAAAGACGCATGGAGTACCGTTACAAATGGCATCAAGAGTTTCACTGATGGTTTTGTCAACGGTTTCAAGGACGCTCTCGGCATTCACTCCCCTTCTACTGTATTTGCGGAGATTGGCGGTTACATCGTTCAAGGTCTTGCAAACGGCATCAATGCTGCGTCTCCCTATGTTGAACAAGCTATGACCAATCTTGCAAACGCTGTTCAGCAGAAGGGCAACGAGATGATTGACTATGGCGTAGACGTTGCAAATGGCTTTGTTGATAACATGGTCAATACGTTTGACGCAAAGTGGAATGAAATCGACAACGGTCTCAAGAGCGACTTCATTGGCACGATTAAGGGCATGATTGATGCGGTCAAAAAAGGCGATATCCAAACCGTCGCTGAAAACACCGCAGCTATCATCTGGAAGGCAATGGGGGAAGAGAACCGAAAACAGGTCAAGTCTTACGCTTCCGACTTGGTTTCCAATCTCGCCAGTGCTCTTAAAACCGTTGGTTCCAAAGTATTTTCTTCTGCAAAACTCGTCGGAAACAACATCTTAGCTGGGATTACTTCAAAATTTGGAGAAATTTCCACGAAGGTTGTAGGTCTCGGCAGCAAGATTTCAACGTCTTTTTCCGCTTTGATCGGGCCAATCTCAGCATCCGGCAGAGCAATCAGTCTCGGACTTTCTTCTGGCGTTTTAAGTCAGTTCCCGTCTATCATCGCTGGCATTGCCGGGCTTATCGGTCAAATTGGAGCTGCATTTATGGGCATCTTGCAGACCATCGGCAGTGTTTTGACCTCTTTAGGTATTCCGACTGGTGTCATCATGATTGCTGGCGGCGTCGCAATTGCAGCCGCCATCGCAGGAATTGTCGGAACGCTTGTTGGAAAGCACGGAACAAGCTCCAGCCCGTCCGTAGACAATAACTACTCGAGCTACCCTGGCACGAGCGATTACGATTCCGCTAACGGCTCTACCACATCTGTTGGGAGCTATTATCCAAGTTCTTCTGCCAGCGGAGCAAGCCCCGAAGAGCTCCGCAATGCCGTCCATGATGGCTGCTATAATGCATTCCTTGACATCTTCCAGCGGTACGGAGACGAGCTTACCGGAGGGAAAGAACTCAAGATTTACCTTGACGGAAAGCAAATCACTGCGTCCGTTGAGAAACGACAGTCTGAGCGTGGGTTCCAGATTATGGGAGACGAAGTTTACAGCTACTAAGGAGGTTTACGTTTATGCAATCTCTCGTCACAGTAAATGGCAGAGAGCTGCCTGAGCCTTCCTCCTACGACGCTACAACAAGCACTATAGTCGATTCTGGACGAAACGTACAAGGCAAAGTCGTTGGGTCTGTGGTGCGGCACGATGTTGCAAAGATTTCCCTAAAATGGAATTATCTTACCGCAAGACAGTGGGCGGACGTCATCGGGCCGTTCACCACAAACTTTTACTGCACTGTTCGGTTTTATAACCAAGCGACTGCAAGCTACACGACAAGGCAAATGTACGTTTCTGATAGAACCGCTGGGATGTGGAGACGTTCCCCGTCCAACGGAAACGTCATGGGATGGGTCGGAGCAGCCCTTAGCCTGGTTGAAGTTTAAGAGAGGTGATTATTCATGGGCTTTCTACCTTCCGACAAGTGGCTTGAGCAATACGACAAGACACTCGTTCCGGAGATGTTTGTTCGCATCACTTATCACGTCTCTGACGATAAGGCGCAAGCAGACGCCATTGCCAGCTCTTCCAACCAGGCTTTATTCAGCAACACGTTGTCTGTCACAGACCTGGATTCTGCTTCTTTGGCCAATTATGCCACCGGAGAACCTAATTTGTGGGTCCTTGACGGAAGCAAACCTTTGGTCCCGAGTTCAGAGCCCTACGAGAACGCTGGGTATTTAAGCATGGATTGTGTTTCTGACACAAACCATCCGATTATCACTTTCTCTTTCAGCAAAACACACACTGAAAGAATCCCCGGAATTACAATCGTGTGGTCGTCCGCTTTAAATGAATACGCAAAATCTTTTAAATTGACGGTCTATAACGGCAGCGAGCTTGTTGCAACAAAACAAGTTGATGACAACCAGTCTGTTGAATCCTCTGTAGATTTTGAGATTTCCGGATATGATTCAATCAGTTTGGAAATTTTAGAATGGTGCATCCAGGGCCGCAGAGCAAGAGTGGAGCAAGTTGAATTTGGTCTGCGTGTCCAATTTAGCAAAGCGGATTTGCTTTCTTATACGCATGAATCAAAACGCGACCCGATTTCTGGGCAGCTTTCCAAAGATTCCGTTTCGTTTTCTGTTGATAACTCCGAACAACGCTGGAACCCGGTAAATCCAGGTGGACTTTATCGGTATCTTTATGAACGTCAGGAGATTTCAGTTCAATACGGCATGGACATTGGAGATGCGGTCGAATGGATTGACGGAGGGAAGTTCTTTCTTTCTGGATGGACAATTCCGGCGAATGGCATAACGGCATCGTTTGATGCCAGGGACGCTTTGTCTTTCCTCCAAGATTCCATCTATACCGGGCACACGAGCGGAACCCTTTATCAGATGTGCTTTGATGCATTGGAACTTCTGGATGTTTCCGGGATATCTTATGAAATTTCGGAAGAATTAAAAAACTATTCTTGCGACATTTCCTCTGATACTTCTTCCTACAAAAATGCAGACGTCCTTCAGCTTGCCGCAAACGCAGCCGGAATGGCTCTTTACCAATCCAGAGATGGGGTCATTCACATTGAACGTGTCCCTCTTGTTCCAGTCACGAGGTCTGGCATTGAGGAAATATCGCTCTTGAATAGCTTTAAATACCCAGAAATAACGTTTTCGACAAAAATAAAAAACGTATCGTGCAAGGTCGGCGGCGAATCCGTTTTTTATCCAGCCGGAGCTAGTGGGAACGGAGCGACCCAAAGCATCAATAATCCGCTTGTATCGAAATCTGTATCTTCTAGCGCAAAAAATGCGTTGACCGAAACATACGCACTTCTTTCTAACAGAAGAAAGGTAAACCTGGAATTTCGTGCAAGCCCTCATATTGATGCGTTATCCTTTGTCAGGGCCAACCACCAGTTTGGATATGCATCTAACGTTCTCGTTACGGATGCCAAGTATACCTTTAATGGCTGTTTTAAAGGGACGATGGAAGGATATATGGTGGAAAGCGTAAGTGCTCTTAGGCTTGACAGGGATTCCATTTCCGTTGCTCCTGAAGAGACTGTTCGTTTAACCGCAACGCTTGTTCCTTCCTCAGAGGATTCCCCAGCAATCGGATGGGAAGCATCTCCTCCCGGCGTTGTTTCCATTTCTGTGGTTTCTAACAAAGGCGGCGTTTCTGCTTGCGACATTTCTTTTGTTTCCAGTGGAGATGCCGTAGTCACGGCCTTCGTATCTTCCGTATCTGCAAAGTGTACCGTTATCAGTCAGGCTCCGTCTTTGTCGGATATGCCGGAAGGTTCGTCTGTTTATATTCAAGAAAGCGGTGAAGATGTAGAGTTTGTTGTTGCAAAACATGGGTATGAGGTTGGCTTGAACGGGCCTGGAAAAACGCTTCTTATCAGAAGGGAACCTCTTGCCGAAACAGTGTGGAACCAGACACACGTCAATACATACGCTGGAAGTTCCATCGACAAATTGTTGAATGGCGATTACAAAAACAAATTCAACGATACCGTCAAGTCCGCAATTGGGCTTACCTCTTTCTATTACACGGTAGGTGGTAGCACTACGGAAATCAGAACGCTTTCTCGCAGTGTTTTTCTCCCGTCTATTTATGAGATGTTTGACCCGGAAGACAAAAACGCAGATGTTTATGTAAATGGCAGTAACCCATTTTTCAAAAAAGAAGGTTCTGTACTACCAAAGCAAACCCGAAATGTTTTTGTTCAGTCTTATGATGATTCCGCCAATCGTCTTATCCGCAGATGGTCACGTTCCCCTGCATGGCGAGATTTTGATGGAAACCATATCGTGGGCCAACTCGTTGGGACTTACAGTCTTGGAACGTCTAGTGCAGGTAGGATTTTTTTCCTCACAGAGCAGTACAATGCTTGGAGCTCTAACAAGTTCAGCCCTGCTTTCACGCTTCCGTCCACGACTAAAGTCGGCAACGGCAAAAAGATTTTGCTTTAAGGAGGGGCTATGGCGATTTGGATTACAGACAGAACCCAAGACGATGTTGACCGCCTAAAGTTCATTTACGGTAAAGCCGTGAATGGGACCTGGACGGATGAGGAAAAAGCGGAGTGGCTTTCCGGTATGAAAGGGGCTCTTGACTACAGAGATTTTTCGAGAATAGAAACCGGCATATCCGAGCTTGCTTCACTTCTTGGTGCGGACGTAGATGTCAAGACGAACTGGAACATAAACGGGTATCTTACCACGTCAGATGCTACTAGGTGGCTGTCGAATATCGAATCTATTCGTTCTAAAAACTCAGGGGACGCCAAAACTGCGCCGACACCTACGTCTATGGATAGGCTCGGATTCGAGACAATGAACCAACTTGAAAGCATTTTGTCAGACATAGAATCAATCGCCAAAACTTACGTTACTTTTTCTGGCGAATACATGGCTGGGGAGGACCAATATGGTTTTTGAAGACCGCATATCAAAATATCCTGGCAGGTGGACGTTAGTCCGTGAGGATGGGCCGTCTGAAGTTGTAACGCTCGTCCGAAACGACGAACCTATAAAGGACGGCACACCAATCAACGCATCCACTTTAAATGAGCTGAGTACAGTTGCAGGTGCCATCAACGCAAAAGAGGAAGCCGTCTCTGCGGCAAATTCCGCTGCGGAAGAACGTGCAAAAGCAGAACAGGCTGCAAAAAATGCCGCAAAAGATGTTTCTGCAATTGTAAAAGCAGACTCTGAAAATGCAGCTTTGTCTGCTGCTGCTGCCAAGACAAGCGAAACCAATTCAAAGCGTTCGGAATCTCAGTCTGCTACTTATTTGCAGGGCACAAAAGAATACTTTGAGCAGGTCCGCACCATCACCATCGGTGCACAGGGGTGGTACGCCACGCCGGAAGCTCTGAAAGCCGCTGTTCCCATAGGCGAAAATGGCTGGTGGGCAGTCGTTGGTACTACGGACACCATTTGGACGTGGGACGGTGACACCGGCGCGTGGGTCGATACCCGCAAAGAGGTGGATCTGTCAGACTACCTGACGCAAAACCAGATCAGGCAGCTGCTTGAGCAGTACATGCCCCTTCGCCCCGCCACTGCTACCTTGCTGGGCGGCGTGAAGGTGGGCGACTATCTGGACATTGCCCCGGACGGCACCCTGAGCGGCAAGACGCTCAATGACAAGATCGCTGCCGCCGTGGCGGTAAAGTCGGAGCCCCGGCTGGTGTGGAACCACTACGAAGAAACCGGAAAAAGGTGGAAGACCTACGATATCAAAATGCCAGACGGCCTGGACTACGTGCACGTCAAGACGAAATATAACAGCCCTACCGGCGGGTACGGCGAAGAAGTAGACATCGCAAAAGGCAGCACCGCCAATCATAACTACGGAAATGGCACTGGAATTTTCGCATCCAACACGACTTTCCGGACAGACGGGACCCTGCACTTTGCAACAGAAACGTCAACCGGCGGCTACACCGTAGAGATTTGGCTCACCGGCTACCACTATCCCACCCTTGCCGAACTGCTGACCGAGACCCAGGCCGCGCAGGCGGACACGGATGCCCTGGCGGTAGATCATGAATACCGCGTCGCCCTGCTGGAACTGGGGATGACCGACGACACCACCACTGACACCACCACATAAGGAGGTAAAAACTATGTTGTATCGTATCTGTAAACGCCTGATCGAGCGCGGCCAGACCGCCGGCCTTGCGGAAAAAATTGATGTTTTTTACGCCCTCGGCCGCATCACCGAAGCCGAGTACAAAGAGCTGACCGAGCTGCTGGCCCAGCAGGAGGCCACCCATGACGCTTAATGCCTACTCTTGGGCCCTGGAGGTTGATCGCAATAAACAACACATTTTTGACCGCACTTTTTAACTTTTTGAGCCGGTTCTTTGCCGCTTTGGCGGAAGAACAGGCAGAACAGGAGGACACGATGGCATCTGTGACCGAGTGGACGGGAGCACCGCCCTACCGCTACATCGACGTAAGCCGGTGGCAGGGAAAAATCAAAATGGAGGGCTGGGCTCAGGTAAAAGCGGCAGGTTACAAAGGCGTGATGCTGCGGGCCGTAGGGAGCCGTAACGGTGTACCCTACATCGACCCCACCTTCGAGGATAACTATTCCAACGCAAAGGCAGCCGGGCTGGATGTGGGGGCATACTACTACACCAACGCCACCAGTGAGGAGATGGCAAACCGGGAGCTTGCCGTGCTGCGGAAGGCCCTGGTCGGGAAAGAGATGACCATGCCGGTGGCAGTGGATCTGGAATCGCCGATTCTTACTGGGATGCACTATGGGGACTTATCCAATCTGGCAGCCTACCATCTGGAACAGATTGAGAAGATGGGCTTCTTCGCCCAGCTCTACACCTACACGAGCTACGCAAACGTCCATCTGGACATGGCAAGGCTTGCAGGGCGGTGGGACGTATGGCTGGCGGACTACACAGGCAAGACCCCCAAGGTTAGTTTTAAGTACAACGCTCACCAGCACACCAGTAAGGGCAGCGTACCTGGCATTTCTGGCCACGTTGACCTCAATGTGACCACACGCAACTACCCGAAAATCATCTGCAAGAAGGGCCTGACCCGTCTCCGGGAGGGCAAATGAGCGAAAAAGAAGCTCTCCTGTGGGTGCTGGGCATCCTGGGCAGCCTGTGCGCTGCGGCCATCACCATCGACAAGGTGCTGGAAATTATCAACAAGTACATCAAAAAGGCGCAGGAGCCGGACAACGCGCAGAACAAGCGGCTTGACGAAATGGACAAGCGCTTGCAAACGCTAGAAACGGGCTATGCGCAACATTCTTTGGCGCTTGGGCGTGATTTGTCCCGCTTCGGGGAAATCGACGAAGTAAACCGCCTGACGCTTGAAGCCGTTCGTGCCCTGCTGGAAGCACAGCTGACCGGAAACAACGTGCCCGCTATGCAGGCCAGCAAGGAAAAAATTGATAATTACCTCATGGAAGGAGTAACGAAACATGGAAGCAATGCTTAACTTTATCCCCGCACCCATCGCACTGGTACTGATGTTCATCGGCTTTGCCGCGCTGGCCGTTGGTGCCATCCGGCTGGGTTACAAGCAGTACGTCAAGCAGTGGGCACTGGAGCTCGTGACCCTGGCAGAAAGCAGCATCATGGGCAGCGGTCAGGGTGCAAAGAAAAAGGCACAGGTTTTTGCCGCACTGCGCGGCGCACTGCCGGACTGGCTGAAGCCTTTTATCACCGATGAAGTGCTGGACAGTGTGATCGAAAAGGCTGTCAGCATGATGAAAAAGGCACTGGCAGAAAAGAAGCCTACCATCAACAAGGAGTAATTTATGATTGAGCAAAGCGTATCTCTCGCATCCAATGGCGTCGTCAAAGTGCCGGGCTATGAGCAGCTGGTGCGCTTTGGCTACACCAAGAACCGGGGCGTGTACCGCCTGCACGTCGATGCAACCGGCGAGTGGGCAGGGCTGGCTATCCGCTGCTTCTGGCACGTCCCGGACGGCTCTGACCCGGCGTCCACGCTGGTGGTGGACGGCTATGTGGCCGTGCCTGCCAGCGTGACCGCACAGCCCGGCAATGGCTGCATCACATTTGAGGGCAGTGATGGCACCAAGACCGTGACCAGCGCAGACCTGCGGTATCGTGTCAGCGCCAACAGCGGCACGGATGACGGCAGCATGCCGGAGCCTGGCACACCTGCCTGGCAGGAGCTGGTGGGGGCCGTGCACACCGATGCCACCGCCGCAGAGCAGGCCAAGACCGATGCACAGACGGCAGCACAGCAGGCCGGGGCATCTGCCCAAAAGGCCGGGAAAGCCCTTTCTGACACCATCACCGCCAAAGAGGACGCTCTGAAAGCCATCGGTGACAAGCAGACCACCGCCACACAGGCTGTAGACGCAGCCAGGGACAAGGCCCTCCAGCAGGTGGAAGCCTCTACAGAAGCCGCCCAGACCGCTGCCAGTGAAGCCGCCACCAGCGCAGGCAATGCAGACCAGAGCGCTCAGGAAGCCGCTGGCAGCCTGCAGGAGCTGAAGGACGGCATCGCAAGCGGTGACTTCAAAGGCGAGAAGGGTGACAAGGGCGGCACTGGCCCCATCGGCCCGGTCGGCCCGCAGGGCGAGACAGGCCCTCAAGGCCCCAAAGGTGACACCGGAGAAACCGGGCCGCAGGGTCCCAAGGGCGACAAAGGAGACACCGGTGCGGTGGGACCGCAAGGCCCGGCAGGCCCACAGGGACCGAAGGGAGACACCGGCGAGCGCGGCCCACAAGGTGAGCAGGGGCCACAAGGAGAGCGTGGCGAAAAGGGTGACACCGGAGCACAGGGCCCTGCCGGGCCGCAGGGGGTCCCCGGCTCGTCGCCTGGCAATGTGTACGCTACAGACGTTGGTTGGGGGGGCAAGGCCGTTGTAGGCGCAGTGTCCCCGGTCTCGGCAGCTCTGATCGGAGCCATCGGCAGCAACAAGTTTGAACTGTGCGATCCCGCAGGCGTGAAAGTCGAGTACAGCACTGACGGCGGTGACACTTGGGAGGACTACGGGTGCAACGACCAAAACAAGATACAGCTGCTCTCCGAATCACTGGGCACGAATCTGACCATCGGAAAAGTATGGGACCGCTATGCAACGGTAAACGACAGGCTCCGTGTGACGGTCACCGCAAATGACTGCAATGTGTATACAATGCTAAAGTCCATCCTGCTCAATGTGTCGACGAACGGCTCCAGCAAGTGTACCGTCACAATCGAACAAAGCCGGATCGGGGCACCAGATGACTTTGCCGTGATATCGACCAACAACCTCGACGGATGGACCGGCTGGAATGAGATTCCTTTACAAAAACAATTCGGGGGAACACAGACGCAGGTAAATCAGACCAACTCCATCCGGCTGACGTTCCAGGCCGGACAGCCTCCGACTTCGGGCGCAAGCAAAGGAAATCTTGCCCTGTTAAACCTCCTGTTTATCGGCATCACGACATGGAGGGTGAACTCGAACATTGCAAGGTTTGGTCATCTGTACAAGTACGACTACGCCGGAAATGCAACCTTCCCGGCGGAAGTAGCGGCACAGTCGTTTTCCGGCTATGCGAACGTATGTAAAGTAACCTTTACGAAGCCGTCCGCGCGGTCAAAAATCGTGAGCGGTGAAAACCTTAACGTGACACTTGGAAAAATCGCCAAATACCTTGACGATATTGACACGCTACTGGCCGCAAACGGCATCTCCGCAGTATCCGAGCAGGACGAAGAAACAGAAGAACCTGACGAAACAGAAAGGACGTGACAAAATGGCAATCAAACAGTACAGCCTCGCCAAGGACGGTGCCAAGCAGCTGTCCCCGGCCTTTAAGGTGCGGGAGTTCCGGTGCCGGGACGGCAGCGACGCTATCATGATCGACCAGACCCTCGTGGTGCTGCTGCAGGCCATCCGGGAGCACTTTGGCAAGGCGGTCACCATTACCAGCGGCTACCGCACGGCCACCCACAACACCGCTGTGGGTGGTGCTAAGAGCAGCCAGCACCTGCTGGGCCGGGCGGCAGACATCCAGGTGGCCGACACCCCCGTGGAGGATGTGGCCGCCTACGCCGAGAGCCTGATGCCCGCCTGGGGCGGCGTGGGCCGCTACCCGGTCAAGGCCGGACGCGCCAAAGGCTGGGTACATGTGGACACCCGGCCCAACAAAAGCCGCTGGACGCAGTAAAGGGGTGATACCAATGGCAAGCATTTTGATGTCGGATGCGCCCTATGCGGCGTGGCTCTCTGATGTACTCGCTACACTGGAAGAGCGCAAAATCGAGAAAATTGCAGTCGCCGCTCCCCTGCCCACCGGGGGGGGTGTTCACCGGGTACTTCCGCCTGGACACGATGGACAAGGCACTTCTGGCGGCCAACATGCAGGCCGACGCTGTGCTGGACGCAGTGTGCCACAACGGACAGCGTATCCAGCAGGCGTGGGAGGACAACGCCGAGGACGAAAGGGGGTGATACCAATGCAGCAAGTTTTTGCCTACATCTCTGCCCACTGGATGGAGGGTGCCATCTGGCTGCTGGGCATCGGTTGGGGCTACCTGATCAAAAAGGTCACCGAGTACCGGACCATCAAGGACGGCCTGCTGGCCATCATGCACGACTGCCTCTACCAGCGCTGCACCCACTACATCCAGCAGGGCGGCATCGACACCTCCGGCCTGAAAAATCTGGAGTATCTGTATAAAAGCTATCACGCCCTGGGCGGCAATGGCACGGGCACCGAGCTGTACAACCGCGCCAAGGCCCTGCCCATCCGTGACTGATACACCCACACAAGCCCGGCAACGCCGGGAGAAAGGACAAACTATGAATAACCTGAACAACAAGATCTCCGCCGGTACCATCGCCCGCACCGCCTGCCTGCTGCTGGCACTGACCAACCAAATTCTCAGCGCCTGCGGCAAGCCCGTGCTGCCCATCGAGAGCGCCACCGTGGAGCAGCTGGTCACCGCTGGCATCACCACCGTGGCCGCGCTGATTGCGTGGTGGAAGAACAACAGCTTCACCACCGCCGCGCTGGAGGCCGACAAGACCTATGACCGGCTGAAGAGCCAGATTGGGAAGTAAGCCAGCCGCACTACTTAGCCGCCCTGGCGGCAGGCCGCAAGGCCGCATAGCATGAAAACAGCCCCGCAGGACCATGACGGCCTTGCGGGGCTGTTTTTGCATTTATGGGTCGATCAGAGCACAGAGTTCCCTCACCACGTCCTGAAGCTCACGGCAAACCCGCTCCACTTCCGAGATATCCATGACACCTGCGGCCTGTATGCGCTTGATATCCTGCCGTGCTTTGGCAAGTGCTGCGCAGATTTGTGTACGTTTTTCCTCGGAAATGTTCATGATAATCACCATTTTATTTTAAAAGCGGGTTACCAAATGGGTTATTAAATCAAAAAGCACGTTGATTTTTTGTGAATCAACGTGCTTTTCTTCATGCCGCCGACGGGGGTCGAACCCGTACTCTGTCTCCAGAAAGGGATTTTAAGTCCCTCGTGTCTGCCAATTTCACCACAGCGGC